AGCTCGCGCGAATTCTCCCGATTCTGGAGGGTTCACATGGCCGGTAAAGGGCGACCACCGAGACCGCTGGAGGTCTTGCGGCTGCAGGGTTCGCATCACACGTCCGAGCGGAAGGGCGAGGTTGCAATCGTGCCTGGCGATCCGGTCAAGCCTGCCAATCTCGGCGAGTACGGCTCCGCGTTGTGGGACCGGCAGGTGGACCGGCTACGGAATCAGGGGATCCTGTCGCCGGCATGGCAGGAGAGTCTTGCGGCGCTGTGTGAGCGATGGCAGCGGTACCAGACGCTGGTCACAGAGTGCCGGTTGCGGGACATCGACGACCCGCTGTGGAAGCAGTGCAAGGAAGCGTTCGACGACTTCATGAAGGTGGCTCGGGAGTTCGGCCTGACGCCGGCAAGCAAGACCTCGGTGCGGACAGAGCCAGGCCTGCCGAAGAACCGGAAGGGGTACATCAAGCGAGCATGACCGTCGAAGAAGCCTGCCGAACTCTGATTCCCGGCTATGACCCGTGGCGCGACGCCGACGGGTGGGAGTTCGACGCTGCGCGGGCAGAGGATGCCGTCGGGTTCTTCCGCGACATGCTGACGTTCCCGGACGGCGAGCGCGCTGGGCAACCGTTCGAGTTGCAGCCGTGGCAGCAGGCGATCGTCGGGAACCTCTACGGCTGGGAGACGGCGGCCGGGCGGCGGCGATACCGGGAGGCGTTCATCTATTTGCCGCGAAAAAACGGCAAGACCAGTTGTGCTGCGGGGCTGCTGTTGCTGGAGATGTTCATGCGGCCGACACCGGGCGGGCAATACTTCTCTGCGGCTTCGACTCGGGAGCAGGCGGCGCTCATCTTCAAGGACGCCTGCCGGATGATTAAGGCGAACGAGGAGATGGCCGAACTGACGCGGATTGTTCCGTCGTCGAAGGTCATCGAGCGAGTGGACGACATGGGCGGGTTCTACCGCAGCACGTCGTCTGATGCCGGCGCTCAGCATGGTTCGCGGCCGTGTTTTGCCATCATCGACGAGCTGCACGCGCACCGGAACGCGAACCTCGTGGAAGCGCTGACGACTGGTACAGCGGTGAAGGGTCTGCAGCCGCTGATCGTCTACATCACGACGGCCGATTACATCCGGGAAAGCGTCTGCAACACGAAGTACAAGTACGCGCATCAGGTGCGGGACGGCGGCGCATGCGATGCCGGATTCCTGCCTGTGATTTACGAGGCTCCGAAGGACGCCGACTGGACTGACCCGGAGACGTGGAAGGCGGCGAACCCGAACTACGGGATCTCCGTTGACGAGAACTATCTGGCGCGGGAGTGCGAGAAGGCGAAGGTCAACCCGACTGAGGAGATCGGATTCAAGCGGCTGCACCTGTGCATGCAGACGGCGCACGCGAACCGGCTGATTCCGATGCCGCTCTGGGATGCCTGCCATGAGGCGTACGACCCGGATGACCTGTTGGGGCAAGAATGCTTCGGCGGGCTGGACTTGGCGACGGAGAAGGACTTTTCAGCGTTCGTGCTGTTCTTCCCTGAGTCCAAGCGGACGTTGGCGTGGTTCTGGTGCCCGATTGAGAACGTGGCGAAGCGGCAGGCGCAGGACGGCATTGCCTACCAGACGTGGCTCGACGGCGGGTTCATCGAGCCGACGGACGGGGACTTCATTTCGCAGCGGGCGATTGGAGAAAAGCTCGAATCCCTGGCGGCGATGTACGACATCCGAACCATCGCGTTCGACCGGGCGCAGGCGTCGGGGCTGTACGAGCGTCTGTCGAACTATGGGCTGACGATGCTGAAGCATTCGCAGCAGGCGTTCGCGATGGCGTCACCGACCAAGAAGCTGCAGGCGATGGTGGGAAATCAGGACATCAAGCACAACGGGCACCCGGTGCTCAACTGGAACGTGCAGAACGCGGTTGGTGTGACGGATGCGTTCATGCGGACGCGGCCGGCGCGGGAGAGGTCTCTGGAGAAGATTGACGGTGTGGTGGCGTTGATTATGGCGGTGAGCGCGTCGGATGTTTCGGAGCCATCCGCATCCGTCTACGACCGAGAGAATCGCGGTTTTCTGGAGATTGGCTGATGAAGCGGCTCAGTGAGATGTTCGACGCCGAGGATTGCCTGTATGCGGCCGGTGCGGTGTCCGTGTCGGCGGGGTGTGCGTGGATTTATCCGCCGGCGGGATTGCTGTCGCTTGGTGCGTTTGCGGCTCTGATCCCGCTGGTGAGTCTGTTTCGTAAACCGAAGGGGCCGCAATCGTGAAGTTCTTTGCGCCGACGGCGAATTGGGACATGAAGTCTGAGTCGAGCTGGTGGCCGATGCTGGGCACGGCTCCGACGTCGGCGGGCGTGCGCGTGTCGCAGGAGACGGCGCTGACCTACTCGGCAGCGATGGCGGCGACTCGGGTCATCACAGAAGGACTGGCGAGCCTGCCGTTAATGCTGCTGGAGCAGGTGGACGACAGGACAACGCGGAAAGCGACCGATCACCCGCTCTATCCGGTTGTGCACGACATCCCGAATCCTGAGCAGGACATCGTTTCGTGGCTCGATACGCAGTCGGACCGGCAGGTGAACTGGGGGAACGGTTACGCGGAGATTCAGCGCGACACCTCGGGGTCGATCGTTGCACTGTGGCCGATTCACACGAGCCGGATTCCGGTGTGCAACATCGAGCGGAACCCGGTGAATCCGTCGCAATGGCGGCATATCCAGGTCGGACAGCCGGGCGAGATCGTCTACTACGCGAAGAACGACGACGGGACTGAGTCGGCGATCCCGGCCAGCGACATGCTCAACGTGACGGGAGTGCTGTCGCGCAACGGGATCACTGGCGTTCCGATCCCCGTAGCGGGCGCTGAGTCGTTGGGAATCGCGATTGCGACCGATCGGCATGCAGGAGCGTTCTTCCGCAATGGAGCGGTGTCGAATCTGGCGCTGAAGCACCCGAAGACTGTCGGAAAAGAGGCAGCGGAACGGCTGCGGGACCAGTGGCAGCGGGTCTACGGCGGCGCACACAACCACTACAAGACGCTGATCCTCGAAGACGGCATGGAACCGGTGGACCTGACGTTCGCGCCGGAGGCGGCGCAGTTGCTGGAGGCGCGGCAGTTCAGCGTCAACGAGATCGCGCGGCTCTACAAAGTCCCGCCGCACATGATCGGCGACCTGAGCCGGGCGACGTGGGCGAACATCGAGTCTGAGGCGATTTCGTTCGTCGTGCACACGATGCTGCCGTGGATCGTCCGATGGGAGAAGGCGATGTACCGCCAGCTCCTGACGGAAGAGGAGCGGAAGCGATATCGGTTCAAATTCAACGTCATGGGGCTGTTGCGGGGCGATTCTGCGGCGCGCGGCGTGTTCTATCAGGTGCTGTTCAACATGGGCGCCGCATCGCCGAACGACATCCGCGCTATGGAGGACATGAACCCGATCCCGGGCGGCGACCAATACTTCGTGCCGGCGAACAACCTCATGCCGCTGGACAAGATCGGCGAGATGGCGCAGGCGCAGATCGACAAGTTGACCGCTCCACCGCCGACTCCGCAGCAAAACAGTGCTCCAGACGAGAAAACAGCCGCTGCACTGGTGGAAATCCGCAATCAGCAGCGGGAGTTCATGGACAAGGTGCTGTTGCGCGACGCGACGGCAGAGGCGCGCGAGACGGCGCGGGCGGAGTTCGATCGACAGCAGCGCGAGAAGGACGTTGCGACTTACGGGCATGCGCTGGAGGAGATACTTCAGCGACACCGCGCAGATGCTGAAAACGCCCGTGATACAGCGGAAATCGAGCGTTTGGCGGCTGAAAGGGCGATTTTCGAGGCGGAACAGGCGAAAGCGGACGCTGCAGTTGCAGCCGAGCGAGAAGTCACGCGGCGCGTGTTTGCGAAGGCGCTGAAGCGCGAGATCGACAAACTCTCTGACTGGGAATGGAAGTGGCTCGACAAGGCGACCGAGAAGCCTGCCGAATGGGTGCAGTCGCGAGCCGAGTTCTACGCCCGGTTTAACCGCTATTTCGTCACCAATCTGGGCGAATATCAGCCTGAATCCGAGGCGTGTGGCATCATTCTGGACCTGGAATGGGCCTCGCAGCGGTATTCAGGCGATTCCGTGCGTGATCTGAAGTCATTGGACGGTCATGCGGCGGACAACTACCACGACAAGTTGCGCGAGTTCGTGCACATCTACCGCAAGAGCCAGTGGACCGAGCGTTCGACGAATCTGGCGAACGACATGGTTGAGCGCGGCGTGCGGCTGTTCGAGGAACGTCAACAGCAGAAAGGAACGTGATGCCACAGCTCATTGAGGTTCTCCTGTCCGCGAAGGCTCAGGAGTCGGCCAGTTCGTCATCGTTCCGCGTCGGCGTGCGGAATGCGAAGGGCGATGATCCTGCCGAGATCGTTCTGTACGGCGAAGTCGGAAACCCGTACGAGGCGATGGACGCGCGGAGCGTGGGCCAGTTCCTGCGCGAGAACAAGGGGCGAGCCGTCAACGTGCGGATCAACTCGCCTGGCGGGCTGGCGTACGACGGAATCACGATCCACAACGCCCTGTTGGCTCACGATGGGGCGATTACGACCATCATCGAGGGCATGGCAGGATCTGCAGCGTCGATTATCGCAATGGCCGGGGCACCGGTGCAGATGTACGAGAACGCGAACCTGTTCATCCACCGCGCCAGTCTCATTGCGGTGGGGAACGTGGACATCATGGAAGAGGCGCGGGACTGGCTTGGCAAGATCGATGAGGCGATTGCGAAGACCTACAAGTCGAAAACCGGCAAGTCGATGGACGCAATCAAGGCATGGATGAAGGGCAAGGTTGATGGGACGATTTTCACGGCGAAGGAAGCGCTGTCGGCGAAGTTCGTGGACGAGGTTGTGACCGGCCGAACATCGGCGAAGGCGTCGATGACTCAGCCGGTGACTGCGTTGTGGAAGGAAGCGGAGCAGCGGTTGTGCCGAAGTGAGGCAGCGCGTGCGGAGCGTATCCGTTCGCGTCGGGAGATGTTCACGCCTGCGGAGTGAGGTTTTTGTGGTGAACGGAACGTGCAAGGTTTGTAGGTGGTGGGAGAGGCATGGATCTGACACATGCCAATGGGGTTATTGCAAGAGAAACGCCCCTCATCCACCGAACCCGGATCTGGATCACGATCGTTGGGCGCGCACGGAACCGCATGAGTGGTGCGGCGAGTGGAGCCAACGGTTCGACGACAACTCGTTGGAAATCGGACTTCCAGGCGAGGCGACATGACAGCCGAAGTTAAAGAAGGCACGGTTTGAGGGAACAGCGATGGGGATGCCGGTTCCGACGCTGCCGCCAATGTCGCGAGAAGCACGCGACAGACTGCGGAGGGAATGGGAAGCCACGTACAGCGGCACCGGGTGTCGCGTGGTGATTCTGAACGACAGAAACGCACCGGTGCAGCCGTCCGGAGATTGCTTGTTCTGCGGCAGCAGTGGCGAACCAGAGAACGGTCGTTGTCGTGGTTGCGGAGCACAGCGAGCATGAAAACCGTCATCGTCACCGGCAGCGCCGGGCTTGTGGGATCGGAAGCGGTGCGGCAGTTCGCGGCGCTGGGGTATCGCGTTGTCGGGATTGACAACAACTGTCGCCGCCAATTCTTCGGGGAGGGCGGGTGCACGGACAACACCTCCGCAGTCCTTCACGGATTGTGCCCCGGATATTGGCATGTGCAAGCGGACATAAGGGAACCGGACCGTTACTCGCACATGTTCGCGGGATATGGAGACCAAATAGAGGCTGTGATTCACACGGCGGCGCAACCTTCGCATGACTGGGCGGCCACGGCCCCAACCGCAGACTTCCACGTAAACGCGACTGGCACGCTGAACATGCTGGAAATGACGCGCGCATGGTGCCCTCATGCAGCGTTCGTCCACTGCTCCACGAACAAGGTCTACGGCGACTGGCCGAACCAGTTAGCGATGCATGTCCACGAGACGCGATTTGACGTGCCATCGTTTCCACATGGCTTCGACGAGTTGACACCTATCGACCAGTGCACCCATTCCCTATTCGGCTGCTCAAAACTCGCCGCAGACGTCTACGTGCAGGAGTACGGCCGCTACTTCGGCATGAACACCGTCTGTTTCCGGGGCGGGTGCCTGACGGGACCGGGACACGCGGGCGTCGAGCAACACGGGTTCCTGTCGTACCTGTGCAAGTGCGTCGTGAACGGGACGCAGTACAAGGTCATCGGCTACGGCGGGAAGCAGGTGCGCGACAACATCCACGCCAGCGACCTCGTGCGGGCGTTCGTGGAGTACGTGAACAACCCGACGCCGGGAGCGGTCTACAACATCGGCGGCGGTCCTGAGCGGTCCTGTAGCGTGCTGGAGGCGATTGCGATGGCGGAGCGGCTGTCGGGTCGGAAGATGACTCTGGAGCACGTCGCAGAGCCGCGCATGGGCGACCACAAATGGTGGATCACGGACACGCGGAAGTTTGAGGCGGCTTATCCGAACTGGCGGCAGGAGTATTCATTGGAACAGACGGTCGCGGAGATCGTCGAAGCACAACAGCAAAGGGAGGTGGCATGACTGTTCAGGAAGTGCGCGACGGGTTGCTGGCGCTGGCACGCGATGGTGACGCGGCCTGCGGAGGCGGTCAGGCATCATTCGGCGACTTCTCAGTGGCCGAAGAGTGGCACGCTGGCGTTGTGGAATACGTTCGCGCGGCAATGGGAGATACAGCGGCCGACGACGTGGCGCTGCGGCTTCGGTTCAGTCGTGGCGATTCATTCTCCGAACGCGAGCGGAACGCGGTTGGGCACGTCAACGACTGGCTGGGCACTCAGGCGCTGGCGCTGACAGCCGACAAGATCGTTCCGGGATTCGACGGTGCGGTGCCTGTCGCCGAAGTCGTTTGTGAGGAAGTCGCACCGGAACTGGAAGTCGCGGTTGCCGTGGCGGCAGAACTGGAGATCGAAGATGGCGACACCGGGCCGCGCGATTGACGAGCGAGACCGCGAGCGGATCCTCCGGGCACTGGTGCATTCCTCCGTGCGCGACACGGCGCGGCGGTACGGGGTCTCTCCAACCACAGTTCAAAAAATCTCGACAACGGGTATTGCAAAGTGATACAGACCTGTTCTTAGATGCGTTCTGACAAATCATTCACGGCCGCCTGCGGTAGTCGATGAACCTTTGAGTTCACGCATCGCGGGGCAGAGATAGCTGAGTCCAGGTGCCACGAGCGCCGGCCAGTTATCGGCAGATTCCTAGTGAACCTGCCGGTGACTCGCCGGCGTTTGGCGTTTCTGGACCCGTCCGTCACCGGCATTCCCGGAGACGGAAATGGACAAGCAGCTCGCTGAACTCATCGCACGCATGAAGAAGATCGACGCCGACCAGGCGGAGATCGAGCGTCAGGCGAATCTCGAAAACGACGGCGCGTTCAGCGATGAACAGCGCACGCAGTACGCCAATCTCAAGGCGCTGTTCGAGGAGCTCCAGAAGCAGAAGGAGCAGTTGGAGGAAGACATCGCCATGAAGAACGCCCGCGCCGACCGCGCGGAGGCGATGACCCCGAAGGTGCAGGCCCGACGCACGCAGCCGACCGCCGGAACCCCGGCTCCCTCAGCTCGCAATGGCCTGCCAATCGAGACCGAGAACCAGGACGGCGAACCGACGATCCGGTTCAAGATCCCCCGCAACGTGCGGCGGTCCGGTGCCCTTCAGAACTTCCGCGACACGAACGGCAAGCCGCGCGATGGTCTGGACGCTGAGCACCGGGCCTATCGCTTCGGGCAGTGGGTTCTGGCGCGTGTCTCGCAAGACCTGCCGGGGCGCTACAACTTCGCCTACAGCAAGCAGTTCGTTGAGAACTACATGAACCCGGTGAACGTCGCGCACGGTGAGACCGACGTGACGACCGGCGGGCACTACCTCGTTCCCGACGAGTTCAGCCGCGACCTCATCGACCTGCGCGAGCAGTACGGCCTTGTGCGCCGGCTGTTCGGCAGCGTGGCGATGACGAGCGACATCAAGCACGAGCCGCGCAGGTCCGCTGGTCTGACGGCGTATTTCGTCAACGAAAGCGACGCTGGAACCGAGTCGAACATGACTTGGGACGACGTGCAGTTGTCGGCGAAGGACCTGATGGTGCTGGCCCGCATGACGAACCAGCTTAGCGCCGATGCCGTTATCAACATCGGTGACGCGCTGGCCGGAGAGATCGCCTATGCGTTTTCCGAGAAGGAAGACCAGTGCGGTTTCAACGGTGACGGGACCAGCACCTATGGCGGCATTCAGGGTGTTCGCAACCTGTTGACCAGCATCGACGGCGCGGGCACGGATTCGGCGGGCCTGAAGATTCAGGGCACGTCGAACACCTGGTCCGCGCAGGTGCTCGCGGACTTCCACGCGGTTGTCGGCAAGTTGCCGGTCTACGCTGACAACGGCGCGGTGTGGGTCTGTCACAAGACCTATTTCGCCGAAGTCATGCAGAAGCTGGAACTGGCGTCCGGCGGCGTGACCGCGATGGAGGTGTCCAACGGAGACCGACGGCCGCGACCGCTGTTCCTGGGCTACCCGGTCGAGTTCAGCCAGGTATTCCCGAACGCAACGGCGACGACTGGTGTGACGGCGGTGCTGGGCAACTTCGCCCTTGGCGCCCTGTTCGGCGACCGCCAGCAGACCAGCATCAGTTTCAGCGAGCACGCCACCATTGGCGGTCAGTCGGTGTTCGAGCGCAACCAGATTGCGGTGCGCGGCACCGAACGATTCGACGTCAACGTGCATGGCTGCGGTACTGCGTCTGCGGTCGGCCCGATTGTCGGCTTGGCAACAGGCACGTAATGCAAACCACGATTCGATTCCTGCGAGCGAATCCGTACCGAAAGCCCATCGGATCGACAGACGAAACGATGGGCTACGGGGTCCACGATGCACTCGTGCAGCGTGGAGTCGCGGAGTTCGTCACTGCGAGGCCACTTGTCGCGGCCGGCATCAGCGAGCCGCGTGCTGAGTCCACAGAAGCCCCGAAGCGTCGTCAGCGCCGCTCCGAAACTATCGAGGAGATTGAGTAATGATTCCCGCTTTCAGCCAAAAACTGACCGTCATGCTGGCCGCTGCGACGCAGTCAGCCGGTGCCACGCGATCGGCCACGCTCGACACGCTCGGCAGCGACTTCGCGACGATCACGATTCCGCTGGGAATCGAGGTCAACACGAACGGCATTGGCCCGACGATCGTCGTCAGTGAAGGCGACACGACCAGTTCGTTCGCGACGTGGTCGAGTTCCTGCACGCTGACGGCGGAGCCGCTGGTGGTGGCGCATGCAGCCAACTTCCACGTCAACACGAAGGCTCGCAAGCGGTACCTCAAGCTCGCGATCACCTCCGAGACCACCACGAACGACCACGTGACGGCGGCGGCGATTGCCATCCTGTCACGTCAGGAAGAGTCGTTGCCGGGAACCGCAGCTCTGCGGGGTTCGACGAACGACACGGTCGTAGTGCTCTGATGCGGAATGCGGGCGGCAGGCGACCACGGAGCATTGAGCCGCACCCGTGGGATCAATTGTCGTCCCGCTTACATCCGTGCGCGGCTCACTATGCGGATCAACTCTCATGCATGACACGCTTTCACCTCCTGCCGACGGACTGATCCGCCTCAACATCGGTGCGGGCGATACGGTCATTCCCGGTTTCACGGCGATCGATCGCAAGCTCGGAACGGAAGCGTACCCGCTCGCTTATGCGGACAACAGCGTCGAGGAAATCCGCTGCGTCCACATGCTGGAGCACCTGTCGTTTGCGGAGGTGCTGAAGGCGCTGGAAGAGTGGCGGCGTGTGCTTCGTCCCGGTGGGAGGCTGCGGATCAGCGTTCCTGACGTGCGGAAGGTGGCATTCCTGACAGAGTCCGATCCGAAGTGGGCGTACTACCTGATGGGGGGCCAGACTGACGCCGACGATTTCCACAAGTCGGCGTGGGACGAGAATCGCCTGCGTGGCTACTTGGAGACATTCGGCTTCCACGACGTCCGGCACTGGTCCAGTCAGAACACGGACCTCGCGTCGTTCGACGCCATCAGCCTGAACCTGGAGGCCGACAAGGGGGAGCGTCCTGCAGCGACGTCTGTGGACGTCAAGGTGCGCGCGACGATGGGTCTGCCTCGCGTCGGATGGAACGACGCATGGCTGTCAATCACCGAAGCCCTGCACGCACACGGCATCCCGATCGAGACGCATACCGGATGCTTCTGGGGCCAGAACATTCAGGCTGGTTTCCAGCGGGCACTGGCAGAGGGGATCGATTGGCTGCTGACGCTCGACTACGACTCGATGATTCTCCCGTGTCATGTCGAGCGGCTTCTGAGAATCCTCGCGCAGCGCCAAGATATCGACGCAATAGCAGCTCTGCAAATGCGTCGCGGCGCGGAAACCCCGCTCATGGGGATCGCCGGCAAGCGCGAGGCGGAAGTGACGTGGGATCCGGTGCGTGTTGATACCGCGCACTTCGGCCTGACGCTGCTGCGGGTGAAATGTCTCGCGGACATGCCGAAACCGTGGCTGCACGCCGTCCCTGACGCGAACGGGGAGTGGGGCGAGGGCCGACGGGACGACGACATCACGTTCTGGGACAAGTGGAAGGCTGCCGGTCATTCCGTCTATGTCGCGCCTGATGTGCGCATTGGACACCTGGAGTTGGTCGTGTCGGAATACGACGAAGAAATGAAGCCGGTCCATCGCCACATCACGGAGTGGTGGAACAAGCACGCGCGGGCGGGTCACTGCACCCGCAAGAAGCAGGAGATTTAGCCATTGTCGCGTGCCACTTACGAACAGACCGTCGCACCCAACGAAACGCCGATTTCGTGGACGGAAGTGGCTGCGCACTGCCGGATCGATTCTCCGGAAGAGACCGCAGTCGTGGACGGACTGATTCACGCGGCGACGCTGTGGGGGCAGGACTACTGCTGGTCTCAGTTCGTGACGGCGACGTGGAAGATGCGGATGCACGACTTCCACTGCACGCAGATCCCGCTGCATCCGAATCCCGTGCTCGACGTGACTGCGATTTCGTATGTGGACAACAGCGGCGTCACTCAGACGCTGACGGAGACGACTCAGTGGATTGCGGACGTGGTTGCGAAACCGGGTCTGATCTATCCGGCCTACAACCAGTCCTGGCCGGCGGTACGCGGGTTCCGCAACGACGTGACTGTGACATTCACGGCTGGTTACGGGGCGGCGAGTGCGGTTCCGAAGGCGATCAAGACGGCGCTGTTGATGCTGGTGGCGCACTGGTATCAGCACCGCACGGCGGGCGGTTGCGACATGAGCGAGATCCCGTTCGGTGTTAAGCCGCTGTTGGACAACTATTCGTTCCGGGTGCCGAAGTGACCTCGTGCAAGTGCGACGACATCGGCAAGCGGCGGCACAAGGTGACTGTAAAGAAGCCGGTTTACACGCAGGACGCAGCCAACGAGCAGATCCCCAGTTACGTGGAGTTCTTCAAGACGAGCTTCGCGTTCTGCCGGGCGATGAGCACCCGAGAGGTCGTTCAGTCGGAGCAGGTGCAAGGGTCGGTCGGCTGGGTGGTCGAATTCAACTGGGGCACGAAACCGCTGGCGATCACGAGTGACATGAAGATGACGCTGCACAGTTTCGGGAACCGGGAAGTCAGTTGCGATGGACCGGCAATGCCAATTGTTGACGACGGTGGATTCCCAACGGGCGTGAAGGTCCGGGCGATGGAGCAGACGGCGTGAATGTCCTGTGTGCCATCCTGACACGCGACACGGCCTTGCAGGACGAGGTCAAGGACGCCGTTACGTCCGCGATGCAGCAGGCTGAGGCGCAAGGCATCGAGTGTCGCTACACGCGGTGCATCGAGCGGTACGGCGTGGCAATCGGACGCAATCGTGTCGTGGCGACGTTCCTGGCGAGCGACTGCACGCACCTGCTGTTCATTGATGACGACGTGTGCATTCCACCGGACACGATTACGCGCCTGGTTGAAGCCGACGCAGACATTGCTGGTGGCTGCTACGTGTTCCTCGCTGAACAAGGGCGGCGGATCGTTCCATCGATTGCCGTGCGAGTGGACGGCGACTGGGTGCGCCAGTGGTTCGACGGGGTGATTGAGGCGGACCGTGTGGCGACGGGCTGCATGCTGATTCAACGTGACGTGTTCGGGCGAGTCGGCAATCCGGGTGCGTGGTTCCAGTGGCCGAGCTGGCTCAACGAAGACGGGCATTTCGAGTCAACCAGCGACGACGTGGACTTCTGCCGTCGCGCGAAGGACGCGGGGTGTCGCATCGTGGCGCATGGCAACGTGCGGTGTGGGCACTTCCGACGGATTGACCTCGGGGCATTGGTTCCCGGTCGTGCACAGCAACCAGTGGAGGCGTGAGATGGCGGTGAAGTGTCCGAATTGCGACCAGCGTCAGTTGCCGGATTACATCCGGTGTACGAGCTGCGGCGTGGAGCGTGAGAAGACTCCAAAGCCAAAGAAGGAAGGCTGATGGCAGCACGTCTCGATGCGCGCGGGAACTTGTTTCAGAGAGGCGGTCGCTCGATTGGCGGCCGTTCTCTCGCCGGCAGTGCGCGCGGCGTTCTGGCAGTGCGGTTGCTCGGCAGCGATGCCATCAAGAGAGACCTTGCGCGATTGACCGTCACCATCCAGCGGAAGCTGTTGCGAAATGCTGTCGCCGCGTCGGCGCGGCCCGTCGCCAAGATGCTCAAGCAGTACATGCGAGCGGACGCGGCAAAGTCTCCGCGACAAGAGAGCATCGGCGCGTCTGTGCGGTCAATCGGCATCAAGGTTGGAACGTCGAAGTCAGACCCCGGTGTGGCCTATGCGAAGATCGGCGCGCGTCGTGGGTACGCGGAGATCGTGAAGATTGACCAGACCGGGAGCGTACAGTCCATCTCGGTACGGCGTCGCGGGAAGAAGATTCGACGGGGCGTTCACAGCGTTAAGCATCGGGCACTGAAGAACATCGGTCCGATCGCCCGCAAAGCACGTCTCAACCCGAAGCAAGGTCGCACACAGCGCCGCATTCCGACGCGATACCTGCATTTGATTGAAAAGGGGACGCGCAGGAGTCGTGCGTACAAGTTCATGCGTGCTGCCGAAGAGAACGCTGCCCACGCATCACGGATGGCGTTTGGAGCGTCGATCGAGCACGGGATCACCCGCGAGTTCGGAAAGCTGGGCATCCCATGAGCCTGATGACCGACTTGGCAACGTATGTGGAAGCACAGGCGACGATCACGACGCTCATTGGAACGCGGTTTTTTCCGCAACTCGCGAAGTCAGCCGACCTGCCGTACACGATTTATTACCGACCTGCGAACAAGCGATCGAGCCATTCGGGAGGCAGTACGGGAGAGATTACTACGACAGTGCGGATGGTGCACTTTGCGGAGACGTATGCAGCGGCGGCGAACCTTGCAGACCAGTTCCGATTGAAGTTCGACGGCAAGCCGCGAGGCACGATCGGTTCAACCTACGTGAAGCAGATTCGACTTGAGGACGAGCGGGACAGTTTGGAACCGCTGGAATTCGCACAGAACGAAGCACCGCATTTTGTGACTCAGGAATACGCCGTGTCCTATCGGGAAACGGTTGGGACTTTTAGCTGAGGACAGTCATGGCCGACCAACTACACGGCGTAACGATCACGTTCTCCACTGGGTTCTTTGCCGAACTCACGAATCTGTCGTGGACGGGAATCAATCGCACTGCGGTTGCGACGTCGCACAGTGGCACCACTGGCGGAATGACGTTCCGTCCAAGCGACCTTTACAACGCCGGAACTCTGGAGATCCAGGGGCACTTTGACCACGACAAGTTGCTGATTACTCCGATGACCGGATCGGCCGAAACCGTGACGGTCACGTTCCCTCTGGACACCGGAGAGACCACGGCATCGACGTGGGTGGCGAGCGGTTTTCTTGTGGACTTCTCATTCAGCGGCGGGACCGTCGATGACGACGCGGCATCCTACAGTGCCAGCCTGAAGCTCACTGGCGGCGTCACGATCACAGCAGCACAACCGTAAGGCTCAACATGGCTCTGCTTGGCAAAGACTTTCAACCGCCACCGCTCGCGACTGAGGACGTGGAGTTGCCGGAATTCGGCGATTCTCTCCGCATCCGTCAGTGGAGCGGTGCGACCCGCGAGGACTTGTTCGCCATTCTGCGAAAGCATGGCGACGACACGCGATTCAATCGGGCCGCAGCCGTTGCCGTCAGCGCAGTTGATGAATCTGGGGAGCGTGTGTTCGACAGCAACGGCGATGTCGAGCGCATCCAGGCCACGTGGCCGGCATCGGCAATCGAACGTGTGTGGTCTCGCATCGCGAGCATCAACTACGTCGGTGAGAAGGGAGTCAAGGACGCCGAAAAAAACTGACAGAGGACAGCGAAGAATCGTTCTGGTTCTTCCTGTCCACACGAATGGGTGCGACGGTCGCAGAGTTGAAGCAGCGGATGTCCTATGCCGAGTTCGTCCACCACATCGCCTACAAGCGGCTGCATCCGTGGGGCGACGACTGGGTTCAGGCAGCGACCATCGCTCAGGCAGCACACTCCGCGCCGCACGTGAAGTTCAGCCATCGTTCGATCGACAAGTTCATCCCCAAGCGTCCCGCGATGCGTAAGCGGCAGTCCGTCGCGGAGATGAAGGCGATTCTGTTTGACCCCGCAAAGCTGAAGATTATCAACGGTGGCTGAATCCGTCGGCAAAATGGCGTTGCTTCTGACTGGGGAGACTGACCCCAGTCTTAACGCCATGACTCAAGACGCGATTCGCAACCTGAATCTCGTCTCGGATGCTGCGGAGAAGTCGGGCGCGTCGATGCAGTCTCTGCGGCAGGCGTTCCGGGCGTCGCTTGCGCCAGTCACTGAAGCCGATGCGCTGTTCGAGAACCACATCGCCACTCAGGTGATGCTGCAACAGAACGCGAGCCGACTGTCTCAGGTGCTCGACAATGAGGCCGAACAGTTCCTGATGGTGGGCAAGGCGGCGCAGCAGTCAGCGAACGGGCTCGGGCGAGTCCAGACGGCAGCGCAGCAGGGCGTGTTCGCGCTTGACGACTTTGTTGCCGGATTCCAGACAGGCGGCGTGGCCGGCGGCATCCGTGGCGCAGCGAACAACCTGTCTTTTCTGGCGATGCAGCTCGGGAACATCAAGGTTGCTCTGGGAGCCATTGGCGCCCTGGCTGTGGCGCAACTCGCCGTCAAGTGGTGGGAAGAATCGGAGCGGAAGAAGATCGAACTGGCGAAGAAGGCGGTTGACGAATACCGCGATTCAATCCAGCAGACGCGCGACGCCATCGCCAATAGCGGTTCATCGTCGAGCGAGATTCGGGGCATCCAGAAATCAACCGATCTGGATGCGCTGAAGGAACAGCAGTCGGAACTTGTCGCGCAGGGTGGCGACGCATTCGATCAAGGCGGCAGTCTGCTGGCGCTGCGCAACCAGCTCGACACTGAGCTTCAGAATCTCCAGTTCAACAGCAACCGCACGGCCGAGCAGGACATGCGGTTGGAGGCGTTGCGCGAGGAGATCAAGGAAACGGACCGGTTGTCGCAGGCGCTAGGGCGTGAGGACGCGGAACGCATCAAAGTCATCCGCGCCATTGAGGCGCAGATCAAAGCCGTCGAGGAGGCGGAGGCGGCGCGTAAGCGATCGCGGGATGCAGATGTTGAATTCGAGCAGTTTCTGTCGGGCAGCGATCGCGCTGGGATGGATGACGAGCGACTCAGGAACGAACAGGAAATCGCCGATCTACAGGAGCGAATTGACGCCGCGTCTGGCGACATGGACGTGTCTTCGTTCTCGAAACTCCCCTCAGCCTTCGGAATGGGTTCTTCCGGCGATGTGTCTGCCATCAACCAGGCAATTGCTGGGCCGATGAACCTGCGGGACGCGGCGGACCAGCAGACGGCAAAGAACACTGCGGAGATTGCCCGCTGGACGAAGCGTCAGAACGAACTGACTGAGCGTAACAGGTTCATTGCGGAGGTGGTGGGGCTATGAGCGCCGAAGCCGCAACACTCCAGAACCAATCGTCGGGCGACGAGACATACGAGGGTTTCGCGTACGAGGAGGAATGGCAGGTCTTCACGACGGACCCAACTGACACGGGTGCTGTCGTCCTGACTGCGGCGAACCTGCCATCGTTTGGTGCGCCGTTCGATGGCGATCCGCTGGCTCGCGTGAGCAGTCGGCGTCCGCAGCAGCAACTGGACTCACGTCTGCACTGGCGAGTATCGGTTCGCTATTCGCGGGAGAAGGGAAACCAGGAGGACAAGCAGCAGCCGCCGACTCTGCGTCCAGTGAAGCGTTCGGCGTCAATCCGCTGGGTCGAAATGGCGTTGATGCAGGACGTCAATGGCGACCCGATCGTCACGAGCGCCAAGACGCCGTTCAATCCGCCTCTCGTTGTCAGCATGCCGCACCCCGTGGTGCGCTTCGTGCGATGGGAGCAGTCATTCAGCACGGCGACGATTCGTCAGTACGCCGGCAAGGTGAACTCAGCGGACTTCGGAATATATGTCGCCGGAGAAGTGCTGTGCACAAACATCGAGGCGACTGAGGAGTGGGAGCAGGACGCCGACGGGAACCCGACGAAGTTCTGGATGGTGACGTACGAGTTCGAGGCGTGCAACGGATTCAGCGACCAGTGGCGACCCATGCGTGTTCTGGATGCCGACTACTGGTTCATCGACCCAGCCGACAGCAAGAGGAAACCAATCTTTGTTGACAAAGACGGCACCTACCACGGCGACCCGGACAATGCGAACGGGGCCACGCCGATTCCGTCTCCGGTGCCTCTTGAAGGTGCGCTTGGGAACTCAGCCACTTCAACGGCAACAATCGGAAATGTTCTCCAAGCAGTGGACCTTCCAGACTTCGTGAACTACCTGAACTTCGACATCTACGAAGAGGTCGATTTCAACGACCTGAATCTCCCGGTGGACTGACAATGGCTACAAGCGGAACCTACACGTTCATCGACGACTTCCGGCGCGCGCAGGCGCTGACGACCACGCCAGGCTTCAACGGCTGGACGTCGAAGATCACCGGAACGACGCCGACGTGGCTCTGCGTCAGTGGCGTTGGCATGGTCGGCAGTTTGACGAGCACCAACGAAGCTCAAATCGCAACGCTCTACCAGAACAACGTCCTGCCGTTCACCCTGAACGACATCGCGTCCATCGAGTGGGCGGCAAGCGTCAGCGGCATCGACGCCGTAACGACGCTCACGATGGGGCTGGCGAGTGCACAGAACGACACGGCGGACTCTGTGGCGACGAACGCCTGGTTCCGCATGGAAGGCTCTGCGTCAACGTCCCTGCTGGTTGTGGAGACCGACGACGGCACGGCGGACAACAACGACATTGCCACGCTCTCTTCGCTGTCAAGCACTGTTAGGCGGTTGCGGGTGGACTTCGCGAATGGGCTGGACGACATCCGGTTCTACGTGGACGGACAGCGGCGATCGAGCGGCACGACGTTCTCGATGGAAGCGGCTGCCGACCCGACGTACCTGCAACCGTTCGTACAGCTCCAGAAGGCAAGCGGGACCGGGGTGCCGTCCGTAACCCTGCGCAGCGTCATCGTTAAGTACCGGTACAGCTACTGATGGCCGACTACGGCATCTTCCGCACGAACGACGCGAAGCGCATCGCAGCAGCAACGCGCCGCGTGGAGGGTACGCCGCGTGCCTATCTTCGCGTGCCGGAGCAGATCAGCCGTCGGTATGGCGGCACCAGCACCAGCGCCCCCGACAACGGCTTCCCCGATGGCGTCGAGTGCGACTGCGGCCACTGCATCGCGGGCGTGACGTTGCCGAGCGCGACGGAGTGCTGTGAGGGGCACCCGCATTTTACGATGACAAACCCGATCTCCGGGGCGTCGGAAGAGGAACTGGACTTCTTCTACGCGGGGTCCGACGACTGGATCAGTACGCCGTTTACGATCCCCGACAACGACGATGTCTTCGTGTTCTACATCGAAGCCGACGTTGACGGCCGAACCATCATGCGTCTGGTAGTCGAGACTGACAACAGCGGCGATGACGTCTGCCTTGAATACGGAATGGATGGGTTCCAGTGCAACTGCGACAACAAGTTCATCCTGGCGAAGCCGTACGGACTGTTCGAGGGAATCAACCGCTCCCGTTTGTCCTGCTATGCGTGCCTGAAGCCGGTTGCGCCGAGCGGGGACTTGGGCGGGTTCGAGTGTACGAACTGCTTTGCGTCGGACATCACGTTCCTGGTGGAGAGTGACGGATGGGTTCAAGGGACCGGACCGTTCGCGTGCGGCGACTATGCCTGCGAACTGTTCAATGCGACGTTCGTTCTGCGGAGCAGCGGTACGTGTCGTTGGAAGAACGATGAGATCAAAACGAATCCCGATCTCGACGACGATCCTCTGACTGGAAACCGCTGCAACTCGTGGTTCAGCTCCGACGACACAACGTGCGACCGAGTCTTTCACGCGGAGATGTCCGCGACTGGTGGCGGAGGAGGAGGCTTTTTCGGAGGCGACGAGTGCAATCTCATTCTCAACATCTATCAGGGTGGAACAAGGATCACGTCTGATGGCATCGGGGGGACGTCTCTTACTTGCGGGACGCATTCACCGGTGGCTGCGTACTCTGGAAGCGTCTCGTTTCCGTACGACGGCTCGGATATCACCCTCACGGCGATGGCGCATGCTGAAGACTTCTGCGACGGCCCCGACACTCTCACCCTGAAAGCTCCCGGCGCTCCGATCTCGCCGACGTCTTCCGGTGCGTGCGTCGACGTGGATTGCACGAGCACGGCAGCGCCGGCGAATCCGCTTGGCTACTGCTGCTACCAGAACGCCTGCTACGACTACATCGACCAGACGATTTGCGAAGACATCGGTGGGGAGTGGAATGCCGGGGTCGATTGTTCTCCCGGTGACTGCTTCGCCGACGTCTGCTGCATGCCTGACGGGACATGCGCTGCCATCGGCTACGCGGCCTGCCTGGCGGTTAGCGGCACGCCCGCAGCGTCCTGTGACGAGTGCAACGTCGCCTGCTGCCGGTCGAACGGAACGTGTAACGAGGTGCCAGCATCTGATTGCGTTGGCGCTGACGAATTCAGTTGGGGGCCGGGGACTACTTGCGCCGAAATCCCCGGCTGCAACTCGTGCTGCGTCTCGACTGTCGGCGGCGGCTCCGAAGACTGCTCCAGCGACGACGATTGCGAATGTACGTACGTCGGATCGGAGGCAGAGTGCTTTGCTCTGTCGGGATCGGACAACTCGAAAGCCTTCGACACCGCGCCGTGCGCTGCTCGCTTCTGTGAGTGCGCGGCCGGTTCAGAAACCTGTGACAACGTGCCGGCGTAAGGAATGGACATGCAAACCGAAGAGATGGAAACCGTCGATGGCGTTGTGGAGGTGTGCCAGCACCCGAACATGCAGTACATGAAACCGAAGATGGTTGCGTCCAAGACCTCGGACAGTGGCGGATTCATCATTGGCAAGTGGCATTGCCCGGACTGTCACGACGATTTCGGTACGTTCTTCAACGGCGAGCGGGTGGAGGTCGTCACGCTGCCGCTCGTGTCTCTGAAGCGTATGAAGGCGGAATCAGCCGTCGCTGCCGCTAAAAAAAAGCGGGAAGAAGTCCCGGAAGGAAAGCAGCCAGATCCATCGCTCGCGCGAAGCAAAATCGAGCGCAACGGACTCAAGTCCGGAACCGTCGCGCCGGGGTTCAAGCTCCCGCTGGCAAACGGAAGTGCGGAAGTTGCACTGGCTGACTATGCCGGGGAGCGGTTGGTTCTGGTGTTCTCAGACCCGAACTGCGGTCCGTGCGATGCCGTGGTGCCCGAGGTGCAGGCGGCGCATGAGCGCGGCGTCAAGGTGCTGATGATTAGCCGGAGAGACGCAGCGGCGACTGTCGCGAAGGCGGAAAAGCTCGGACTGACGTTCCCGATCGTCATGCAGAAGCAGTGGGAAATCTCGCTCAGGTACGGGAAGTTCGCCACGCCGATGATGTACGTCGTTGGTCCCGATGGAACTTTGGAGACTGACGTGATTTCGGGAAGCAAGGAGATTCCGACCAGACTGCGCGGGATGTCCGGCTAGTTGTGCGCCGTGATGTTGTCGTAGACAGCGTCCGTGCGCCACGCAGCACGATACCCAAGCGGTTCGGCCGTGCGCAGGTCCGCGTCATAGTTTCCGGTCATCGGATCAAAGCCGGTCGGCTCTACCAGACCGAGAACTCCGTCCGGTCCAGCCGACACAACAAGCGGAATGCTGTACGTGTCGAGAGGGTGATAGTTGTCCTCGTTGAACGCCTTGCACGTCACGACTGCACCTGACGGCAGGCGAATCTGGTACGGGGCAGACGCGAAGCCGGTTGAGTTCTGTGCGGCAGAGAGCCGCCCGTACGGGTCGTCTGGATCCTGATTCAGCGGACTGTCCATGTGGCCGGTCATCGTGAACGGCACTGGGGACGCCGGAGGGTTGATCGTGTTCAGCATGTGTCCAGCCGTTGCCGTGAACAGCGGCTGATTGATGTCCGTAGTTCCGCCACCTGGCCGCGTGAGCTTGTGAGTCCAGCCGTAGAACCGGATCCGGTTGCCCCACTCGTCGATGATCTCGGGGATTCCGTTGCCGGGTCTGTCGAACGACCCGTTGCCGTCAGTGTCGATCGGCGAATCCCGTAGGTGCCGCGTGATAATGTCGTCGCTGCGGAACCGTATCTCTCCGTAGGTCGCGCCTTCAGTCAGAAACAGATAGAGCAGTTCGGCGTTCTCGTTCTCCCGGATGTGCCCGGTCGGCCGGATGTCGGCGTCAGTGGTGACGATGCCATTCGCGTTCATCGTCTTCTTCCAGACTCTCCAGAGCGGGCTGTCGTCCTGAGTCCCCGGAGTGCCGTCGAGACCGAACATATCCTCCAATCGGGTCGGCAGCGCCTGCTGGAATCGGTCTTTGGTGACAATGACGCGAGCCAGCGGTTCGTCGATCTTGTCCGCGTTGATTACGTTATACGCCACCATGAACGCGCGGGCGTGTGATCGGACATTGTTCCGACCCAGCGCTTCGATGCGGTCCTCGATCGCCTTGTCGATGTAGCTGACCGTCGTTCGCGTCGCGTCGGCCCTGGCGTTGTCCATCGACGCCGTAATGACGGTCATTGTCAGGCCGAACAGCAGCAGGATGATCGAGAGCACAACGAGCATTTCAATCATCGTGAAGCCAGAACGCTTCATAGATTCTTCCCCCGAGAGAGCGGCCCGTTGACGGCATCATCGTCGCATCGCGCGGCCGGCGTTGTCAATCTGGACGCTAGATCAGCCCGTGCCGCACAGCCAGCGCAACGGCGTGGTACGTCGTCAATCGAACAGCGTCCCCTGCCGGCGACCAGAGCCAAACTCCGTCATTGACGCGGGGACAATCACGTTGTCGGCGGCGTTCTTCAAAATCTGGAGCCGGTCGAGGTAGTGGCTCAGGACGCGGGGGATTCCGACGCCGTGGATGACTTCTCCGGCCCTGGGATCGGCAATCGTCCACATATTGATTCCCGCCTGCCGGAAGTTCTGCGGGGTGATCCTGCGCACTTCAGCAGCGTCTGCCATCCGGTCAAGCTCGCGCTGAATCAGGTGCGGACTTCGCGACGGGTTGAACAGCACGCGGCGGGTGTTGTGGGAGAATGTGGGGACCATTGCCCGAATGTGGCGGGTGACGATCTCGTTCAAGGGGAACGTATGCGGGACGCTGCTCTTGTGCGCCCGGAACAGGATGCGGCTTTCCTTGAAGTCGATGTGCTCCAGTGCCAACCGCCAGAAAATGTCCTCGCGGCGCAGTGCCGTCCATAGTGCCACGGCCATCCAGCTTCGCCAGAATATTTTCGTGGGAACGTGGAGTCGCGGCCAGCGCGCCACCTCGCAGACCCGGAACATTCGGTCGAGTTCGTCGATCGACGGCGGGTGCGGCTGTGGAGCGTCAATGCGCCGGGCGCGGCCCCGATCGGGGATGACGTTGATGGCCCCGTGCGCGAGGGCACAGCGCATCAGTTGCCGGATGAATCTCAGGGTCGATTCGGTTGTGCCGGCAGCGTGTCCGAGCTGGGAAGAGGATGCCCGGAACTGCTGATAGAGCGTTGTCGAAATCTCGGACAACGGCGGATCGTTGGTGAGCTTTTCCCATCGGTTCAGCTCATGCCTGTAGCGGCGCTCCGTGCGTGGGGCCAGGTCTGGTGCCCACAGCTTGTAGAGCGTGTCGAAACAGGTCCGCGCATTGAGACGGCGCGCGGCTGTGCCGTCGAAGGCATCTTGCATGCGAACGCCCGATGTGGCCCGGCGTGCAGCGAGGTGAGATTGAGACATTTGTTAAATCGCATTTGCGAGCCTCCAGTGCCGAAGAAATCCACCCGATACGGCGCATCGGAAAAATACCGACGCAGCACCCGTTACCGCCTACGCAGCAGCAACAGTCATCCACCTTTGCGCCTCCACTCAGGGTTAGCGCGCCTCACTCAACGCCGTAAACTCTTACACGGTAAGGACTTGCAAGATTTCCGAATCTGGATAAGCTACGTTGGTGGCGCGTGCTCCCTCGTGGCGTAATGGCAACGCGCGGCGCTTACATCGCCGAGTCGTTGGTTCGATTCCAACCGAGGGAAGTCGGACCAGCCGGGCCGCACCGGAAGGTCATCAGCATGACAGAGGACTCCGCGTCAGTGTGGGAGCTATTGGAGTCGGAGGCGAATGCATTGGCCGTTGCAGACACCACCACCGCGCAGGACGTCGCGAGCTTGCTGGCCGACGTGCTGCGGAACCTGGATGAACGACTGAACGAAGACTGAAAACGCCCCGTGCGGTTTCGCGGCTGTCCTGTCGCTTTCGGCGATCTCCGGGACAACTGTGAGTCTCACCCGCACGAGGGCGGTTTTTACATTGCAAACCGTATTGCAGACGTTACATTGGAGGGCATGGAGATGGCAAGCCTGCTGAAATCGAACGCGATCACAGTGGCGCAAGCGGCCGAGATTCTGGCCGTGAGTCACAGTCAAGTTACGCGCTACATCAAGTCGCAACTTCTCCGCGCCGAGCGCGTCGGGAACCAACTGTTCCTTGATCGCCGCGCCGTCGAAAGATTCAAGGCACCGGGGCAGGGATTTCGGCGAGACTTGACGACTTCGCAAAATGTTTGAAGTTTTCTCTTGCAAGGTGCAAAGAACTTTGCAAAGATGCCGCGTGTCGGGGCTGGCCTGATACGCGGCTTTGACTTTTGGTGAGTTCCGAATCGGCGTGAGACCCGATGACGAACTCAGGAGATCGCCGACGCTTTGCTCATTCTTGAGCGACCCGTCGGATGTGCGACGGAGACGTTCCATGCAACAGGCGGTTGCCGAAGTCACCGCAATTGGCGGTGAGAAAATCATCGTCGATGCTGTCGATCTGCCGTCAGTGTCGAGCATGCGTTGGCGGGTGGCAACGTCGGCGAACGGAAAAAGATTCGTTCAGACATCGGCGTCGGACAGGAAGGGCGGGTACGCGCGGCTCCCCGGTTTCATTCTCGAAACCAGCAAGGGCGAGCACGTGAGACACCTAAACGGCAATCCTCTCGACTGCCGGAGATGCAACCTGATTCGCAAGAACACGACGGCGGTAGTCATCGTGAACGGCATTGCGAAGGTTCCTCTCGGAAACACGTCTGAATGCGCGCTGTGCGACGCCGAGGACGCTCCCCTGGTTGCGGAGCATTCGTGGTACTTGTCGCCGACTGGGTACGCATGGTCTGCATCCGCTGGCGCGATGCACCGACTAATCGCAAAAACTCCAACTGGCATGGAAACCGACCACCGCGACAGGAACAGGCTGAACAACCGCAGACAGAATCTTCGGGTTGTCACGTCGGGAGAAAACGGCAGGAACGCGGCGAAGGTTATTCGTGAAGGGGGTGCGTCATCCCCGTTCAAGGGCGTGTACCGCGAAAAGCGCGGTCCACGACCGTTCAAGGTGACGATCACTGTTGACCGGAAGCAGGTGCACGTGGGCCGGTTCGCGACGGAGGTTGAAGCGGCGCGAGCATACGACAAGAAGGCAATCGAGTTGTTCGGCGAGCACGCTTGCACGAACCGAGATCTAGGACTGCTGTAGACGGACTGACTGAGCACCGCACGGTTTTGCGGCGCTGCGACGGACTTCATTGCGTGACGGACTGCGCCTTCTCGGGACTTCTCCCGCGTCGGCTGCTGCTGACTTCCACGGACGAAACGATGCACGCACGGACTTGCATTGCGCTGCATGGATTCACCCGTGGTCACGGATTCGGTCGCGGTGCGCGCGCCTACGTCCGCGTCGGGCTAGAGCGGTCTGATTGGCCGGACTGCTCGCCCGTCGCGGATTTGAGATTGCGTTAGGGGACAAGCACAAGGAGCGAGTGATGAGCGATTGGGACGATGCCTTGAAAGGTCGGATCGCACGCGAGTTGATCGGCGGTTTTGCCTGCCGGATCACCGTCGAGGAGATTAACGACTGGAGGGAGTACGCCATACAGACTGTCGAGTTCAAGAGATTGGAGACCGCCAATCGCGAGGTCAACGCGCTGGATATGTCTGGCGGCTCGCTGGACGAGTGCAGGGTGGCGTGTCTCGAACAGGAGTTGGCGACACGAGCGCTCTTTGTCGTCGGCAAGCTGTGGTACGCGGGACTGCTGGAGCGTCGCGCGAAAGACGAAGCGACAGGCGTGACGGAACGAGCGTAGGAGCGGCGGAGCCGTGCAGGGAGGCTTTTGGAACCCACGTAGGCAAATGGCATAGCCACCGGAAGGAACGCCGGAGATTGCAGGTTCGAATCCTGCCGTGGGCACTGCCAGCGTTGAGAGACGTAGACCGAGGACGCCCGGTACTCGGCACTGGCTAACCGGGCACTTTGGAACAACAACCCCGGCTGACGTTCCACGAAGGCGACAACTGCGACTCGTGCACGGGTTGTCAGTAGCGCGTCAAGGTGGGGAGACGGCGGCCGGTTTCAACAACGAGGGGGACGGGATGATGCACTTGGACGCCAAGAAATCCGACAAGCGCCGACGAATCCGAGTTGCGTCGTGGGCAACGATGATGAACTCAGGAATCACAGACGCGAAGGTTCGGCAGCGCTACCAGAGCGGAGGCTACCGTTGTCCGGGAAGCAACAAGAAGTGACACCGCTCGAATCGGCATCCATCGCGTTTCTGAACATCGGAGTTCGCAACATGCGCGGCAACACGGACGCATATGGGCACGAGGAGTCGAGCGAATTCGACCGGCGCGCCGCAGGGTGGGATGCGTTCAAAGAAAAGGGCGTCGGGCGGACTGTCACAGGGGAGATACGAATGGACACGGAATTTTTGGATCTGGTCGGCAAGCACGTCGCACTCCGGGCGCAGCTAATGGACGTGGAGGAGCGATTGATGCTGAGGATGCAGGGCAGCGTCACTGCGCGAGTTGATGGCAAGGTGTACCACGTGTCCCGCAACTACGGGGCGTCTCGCGGTGAACTGAGGGTGTGCATTCAGGAAGCAACGATTGTCGGCTGACGTAGGAGCAGCCCGGCGCGGCAACATGGACGCACAGAAACGGATGTCCGTAGCGCCGGGTTTTTTAACCAGGGAGGAAACGATGCTTTGTCTTGGACGCACAGTGGGAACGTCAATCGAAGTCGATGGACCGGCGCGGTTCACGATTCTGAAATCGAAGGACGGATACGTGCGTGTCGGCGTGGAAGCCGACCGCAGCGTGAACATCGTGCGGAGCGAGTTGATTCCGCGTGACGACGAGCCGGACGAATTCGATTTGGGAGGGGAGGCGCGAGCATGAGCAACATAATTCCGAGCCTCGGTGAGTACGTGGACACGAACGGCCTTCCGTGCCGAGTCGTTCACATCGAAGGCGGGTGGGCGTTCGGGTTCTACTCGGATGGCGCAGGAGGTGTGTGGGAGTGTGAGGACGGCTATTCGCCGTACTACGCGGACATCAAGGGTCCAAAGCCTCCCGACCCGCCGACTCCACCGGAAGGCTTTCAGTTGGCCGACAGAGAGACCCATAAGTACCGCAGGGAGGACAAGATCATCGGAAATCGAGGCGGGTGGCTTTGCTTTGATGCACCGGAGCACGTTGGTTTGACCGCCGTTGAATTCGACGCCAAGTACCCGCGTGAGGAGCCTTTCTACATCGCCAGCCCGATTCCCAAGCCGTTCTCCATCAGCGAGCACGGGCCGGGCGTGTACGAGACGCGGGATGGGAGGCGGGCGACTGTCAACTCGCGTCTCGCTGGAACTCGCGACTGGTGGAACGGGACCGTCCACGGCTCTGGTCGAACGTGGAAAGAAGACGGTTGGTACCCAACCAGCGGGCCGTGCACAGAAGACCTCGTGCGATACATCGGCCCGCTGGAGGAGCCGTGGGTCGCGACGGACATGCACCGAGAGACCATCGTCGCTTCTGACGGCACAACTTGGACAAAGACATGGTGCGGCTTCGTGGACCTGCCGAAGCCACGAAGGATCGAGCAGAAGTTCACGCGCGGGACGGAGGAGCAGTGGCGCGAGGTGACGCCATGACCCACATCATCGCGTCGGCCGTCATGCTCGCGTTCATCGGCTACGCATGCTGGTGCCTGGTGCGTCTGAGATGTCGCCGTCGGATCGTCCTGCGGCGGAGTGTTCCGAGTGTGCTTAGAGGCTCAAAAGCATGACCACGAAACAGCGACGAAAGCGCGGAGAGATTCGACTTCGCATCCGTCCGGCGAAGTATCTGAACGGCCGTCCCATCGAAAGCGTCGGCGACATCGAGTTCGGCCTGCCGTTCATGGTCAAGAGATACCTGATTCACCGCGTGCGCTCGATTCACCAGCACCACGACGGCAACGGCAACAAGCAGCATCGGTCGGCGGACCTGTGGTGCGGCAACTCTGGTTTCCCGGACCGCGATACGAACGTGATGACCGACGACCCGCCAGCGGGGCGGCTGCTGTGCGAATCGTGCGAACGCAATGCCGTCAACCAGGGTGAGCCGACGACAGAGAAGCTGTGTGGCAGGCACGTTCACACGGGTCGACTGGTGGCGATTCAGACGTGCCACGTCGAAGAACGGGAAAGCAACTAATGCTCGCGCACGTGATCGAAAACCTGCTCTTCGCGAGCCTGGCGTTTGCCGTCGTCGCTGTGGGGTGTCTGGCGATGTTTCGTGGAATCAAGCTCAATTGAAAGGGTGCGGCATGAACATTCTTGTGCAGGGTGCGGGAGTGCGGATTCGGTTCACGAAGTCGGACGTCGGCAAGCTGAAGTCGTGCGCCGACCTGCTGTGTGCGCTCGACCGTCAGACGCACGACGGGGACGTGTCGGCGATTCGCGAGCACTTGGACGCCGTGCTCGGGCGCATCGACGGGGACGGCAACTACACGGAGAAATCCAGTGAGCCAGCTCACGCAGCGGCAAAGTGAAGTACTCGCGGCAATCACCGAGAACCTGGCGGTGGTCGGCCCGACCGTCCGCGAGTTGATGCCGCTGATCGATGTCAGTTGTCCGAATGGAGTTGTCTGCCATCTGAACGCACTGGAGTCAAAGGGGCTGATTGAACGCGGAGACACCAAGAGCCGCAACATACGCCTGACGGACCTGGACGGTCTGAAGGTGAACTCGGGCGGCAAAACCTACGTGCTGGTGCCGTTGGAGGAATGGGATGCGTAGCTCGGTCGTTCGCGCCCGCAAGGCCCACGTGTGCGGCGACTGCGGGCGGTTCATTGCGATGCAGGAAGAGTACGAGCGGACGTGTGGATACCTGGAGAACCGATGGACGGAACAACACTCATGCCTGAAGTGCCGGACGCTGAGATTGTCCCTGGCACCTACAGCGACTGGAGCTTTGAGCAGTACGCCGCAGTGCGTGCCATCAACTCCGGAGTTGTCAGCGCCGGGCTCATCAGCATGAAGCACATGCGGGCGGCGCTCGACGGCGAGTTCGTCCGCAAAGACACCGACGACATGAAGCTGGGTCGGGCGATTCACTGCCGGCTGCTTGAGCCGGAGCGGTACGCGGCGGAGTTCCTGGTCGCGACGAAGTGCTCGCGGTTGCTGTCGAGCGGCCCGAACAAAGGCAAGCGTTGTGCTGCGTCCGGAAGATTCTACGACGGTGCGAACTGGTTCTGCGGGACGCACAAGTCGGAGGACTGCAATGAGCCGCGCGACTACATCGACGAATCCGAAGCGGAGCAGGCGGAAGCATGTGCGGAGGCGCTGAAGAATCACGACTGCATGCGGCTGTTTCGCGGCGAGTGCTGGACGGAACTGTCCTGCATCTGGGAGTCGCGTCATGGCGTGTTGCGGAAGTGCCGGATTGACCGGTTCTCAAAGTCACCGCGCCCGCGAGTGCTCGACGTGAAAAAGTGCCTGCCAGGAAAGGGGGCGAGAGAGGAGTTCGAGAAGTCCGTTCACAGATTTGGATATCACAGGCAGATGGCTGGCAACATCGAAGCCATCGAGGCACTTGAGGGCGTGACTGCAGAAGGGGTCTGGGTCGTTGTTGAGGACGGCCCGCCGTACGACGTGAACATTGTCCCGGTCAGCAAGCAGACGCTCGCCATCGGGAGGCATGAGAACAACGACATCATCGGGCGGTTCGCTGCCGCTCAACAACGCGAAGACTATCGAGGGTACGTCTATGACAGCCGCTTTATTCGACCAGGTGGACTCCCGCTCTGGTACATCGACCAGTGCATGCGAATCGGAATTGGTTGCGGAGACGCAACTGCCGGCGAAGGTTCAACCGAGCCTTCCCAGCCGGAGTACGCAGAGTTCTGACATCGGCTCCGTCATCAGCCTGGCCGTCGAGCGCGGCGTTGACGCCGACACGATGGAGAAGCTGGTCAACCTGCAACTGCGGGTGATGGAGAAGAACGCAGAGATGGCGTTCAACCGCGCGTTTCAGGACTTTCAGGCGGCGTGCCCGCCCGTTTCGAAGAACCGCACGGCGGAAATCAAATCGAAGACCGGCGGCGTGTGGGGCTACGACTTCGCGGATCTGAATCACATTGTCGCGGTGGTCAAGCCGCACCTGAAAGCCAACGGTTTCTCGTTCACGTTCGACACCGACGGGTCCGGCGCATTCCGCTGCAACCTGCATCACGTTGATGGGCACAGCCGGTCGGCCAGCGTGACTCTGCCGCAGTATCAGTCGGCAAACATCAACAACATCCAGTGCGAGGGCGTCCGCAATAGCTACGGCCGGAGGTACGCCCTGCTGTCCGTGCTCGGCATCACGACTGGAGACGAGGACGCCGACGGCGCAATGCCCGACCCGGAGCCGCAGCGTAAGCCACAGCGAGCGCCGGTGACTCTGGATGAGATCCAAGCCATGTGGAAGTTCTGGACGGTGCAGAACCCCGAGGGAAGCAAAGAGCAGTTTCGCGGGATGCTGCGTCAGTGGACGGACATCCCCGACGACAAGTTGCGCGACCCGGCATCGTGGGACCGGCCGGCGCTGGAGATGTGCCAGCGGAACCTGGGCATGAGCAGCGAACAGGGATTCAGCGTCTGATGAAGATGGGGGCAAAGAGACATCCGAAGCTGGATGAACTGCGCACGCGACTTAATTGCTCGCGTCCGACGGCCATCGGCTATCTGGAGCTTCTATGGGACGGGGTCTCTGAGTTTGCCATCAGCGGCAATGTAGGGAAGTTTTCGGACGGGGTGATCGCGAAGTGGTGCGACTGGGAGGGAGACGCATCAGAGTTCGTTAGTGCATTGGTTGTATCCGGGTGGCTCGATTCCCACGAAACGCATCGCCTAGTTGTCCACGACTGGCACCAGCATTGTCCGAACTGGGTTCGAAGCAAACTCAAAAGGTCGGGATTGAAATTCGCATCCGAGACTAGTGACCCGACTTACACCCCGACTAGTGACCCGACTTATGTCGCCACTGGAGAGACGACTAGTGAGGCGACTTACACCGTGACTAGTGACGGCACTATCCCCACCACGTCATGTCAAGCCACGCCAAGCCCCACCACCACCACCACCACCGCACGCGGCGAGCACGCGGAGTCGAACGCATGGACTATGGCGGCGGCGGCGGCTTCGAAGATGGGACTAGCAACGGCTCGGGTCAAAGTCGAGCGCTGTCGGGACAGCGGGGTTCCAATCGAACAGGTCGAGGCGGCACTGGATTACTGGCGGTCGCATCGGGAAGAGTTCGATGGCCCTGGTGCTCTCGGCATGAAGCTGGACGCGATGGTTCCCGGTCAGCCGGCAGACGAAGGCTGGCCGAAGCGGACGCGGCCGGTGGCGCGGAGCGACGACATCTGGGCTGAGTGCGACGCAGTGCGGGCGCTTGGTGACGACGAGCTTGATGGGCTGGCGGCGGCGGCTTTCAAGGGGAAGCTGGGCTTGCAAACAAACTGGCGGGAACAGGGACGCAGGTCAAGCTCGTGCATCGAGCATATCGCCCGGTTCCGAATTCGCAGCCGCAACAACGGAGCGACGTAATGCCAGCAACAGCAGAACGCACCTGCAACCTGACCCTGGAGCGTCACGACTGGGAGATGTTCGTGACATTGCTGGAGCGGACGCGGAACCCGATTGCGGCGAAGGCGCGGGAGTCGATTCGAACGGCGTTGATGGCGACGCTGGCTGATGAAATTTGCGTGCCGCGTGAGTGCGAAAAGTGGGCGACGGTGCTCGGCCTGGTGTGGGAGGACGCGATGCGACTGAACACGCACGCGAGGGACGTTTGCCATTCGGTGACGATTCAGATTTCGACGGCTCAGTTTCGGGGTTGAGCGATCTGCGTCGATTTGCAACGGGTGTGTTCAACGGGATGGCGAGGTGACAAGCATGAACTGCATCGAGTGTGGGAACGGTCCGCTGATTTTCTCGGCACGTACTCTTGGAACGTTGATGTGCCATCCGTGTGGTCACGAAAAGTACATCCAAGCCGTTGAGTTGCTGTGCGAAGTGTCGAATGTTGCCGCGAGAAGCGAGCGGATCACAGCGAACCTGGAGGACCGAATCAATCGATTCGTGTTGCAGTCTAGGAACCATGCACACGGGGGTGAGCCATGCGAGTAACGACTATCGACGAGGCGCGCGGCGTACTACCACCCGGAGACGGGACAGTTCACGTGGAAGGGGGAGGCGGAATGAGTCGATGGGCGTCCAATTACATCAGCCAGTTGTCTCGTGGGTACACGGTGCAGTTTCGTCCACAAGGTTCGTCAATGACTGGTCGTGTTGAGAGCGGACAACTATGCACAGTGGAACCTTCAAAGGTGATCCAGAGCGGAGACGTTGTTCTCTGTTCAGTGAAGGGAAGCCATTACCTGCACTTGGTGAAGTCGGTGAAGAATGGGCGATACCTGATTGGAAACAATCGCGGTGGGATTAACGGGTGGATTGGACTGGCTGCGATCTACGGAAAGCTGACAGAGGTGTCGCCATGACCCGCCGCATCACCCGAACCACGTACCGCGACGTGCGGCAGACGAGAGCAGCGCCGAAGCCGGAGTGGGCGCTAGTCGATCGAACCGGCCACGAGCAGGACACCGGGCATTCGAGCAGTTACCGGTGGAACCAGTGCCTGAGAGTTGGCGCGGGCCTGGAAGGCAGCGGAGAAGTGGATGAGCGGAAGGCGTGGCGGTGTCCGGACTGCGGCGCACCGATCGACTTAGGCGAGGGCGAGAATGTTCCGGAGTGCTGTCCGCGCTGCGGCAGCGTCGAGCCTGCCGACTGGAGGTGACTAGAAGTGTTTGCGAAGCCACAGAGCGAGAGCTTCCCTGAGAACGTCGCCGCGAGACTTGTCGCCGCGAGCGCCGTCAATGGAGTTCGCCAGAGACTCTGGAACCTTGCCGCAGAACGTGACGGAGCCTTCGGAATCACTGAGCGGCTTGCGGCCCGAACCTGGACGGAATCCACCGCGTTTCGATTTGGTTGACTTTTTCATCGGTTGCAAATCCTCTTTCGATTTGGTATACTATACCAGCGGCGTGCGACAGAGTATCCCCAAATCGGAGCGATAGCAATGGCAACAGTCGGAGACGTGGCGTGGGAGGTGGAGTGGTGCAGCGAGATTCCCAAGACGGAATTCGGAGACGACGACATCGACGGTGCTGTGCGACACAAGCGGTACTTCAGGACACGAGACGCGGCGATGAAGTATGCCGCGTATGTGTTCCCCGAGGACAAGGTCGGCTCCGTCATGGTCACGAAGATGGAGTTCAAGGCTTACAACGAAGACGACTCGCTGCGATATCCGACCGTGGGGTTCTGGGAGGAGATCGCAGATGCTGAGCACTACGAAGGACCGGAGGCGTAGACATGCACCAGAACGCAAAGGACATCACCGGCCAGAGGTTCGGCAGGCTCGTGGTCGTCGGTCCGACTGAGAATCGAGAACGACGGTCCGTGGTTTGGAAGTGCGATTGCGACTGCGGTCAAGTCGCAATGTCCATAGCGACGCACTTGCGAAACGGAAAAACCCAAAGTTGCGGCTGCTTGGCGCGAGAGGTACTTGCAGATCGGAACCGAAAGCGAACAAAGGCGGAAGAGGACAGGCGCGAATCATCGACGTCGTATTGGCCGTGGCGGTCGATGCGCCAGCGGTGCCGAGATCCAAAGAGCAAGGCGTACCGCTACTACGGTGGACGGGGAATAACCGTGTGCCAAAGGTGGGACGAATCATTCGAGAACTTTGTCGAGGACATGGGGCCACGCCCGTCTCTACAGCACTCAATTGACCGCATCGACGTGAACGGCAACTACGAGCCGAACAATTGCCGCTGGGCGACAATCGGAGAGCAGAGCGTCAACAGAAGGAACACCGTTCGGATCACAGCATTCGGGGCAACGAAGTGTCTCACGGAGTGGTCCGAGGAGACCGGAGTCAATCGGGCGACGATTCGGGCTCGCCTGAGAAAGGGCTGGGATCCGGAGCTGGCAATTACAACAGCGCCGAGGTGTGGAAGCTGCGAACCGTTGGAGTACCGATGAGCGAATTCGTTTCGTTTGACATTCTAACCGAGAATTCCGAGCCGATTCGGTGTGCGCGTCTCGTTGGAGATGGCTGGAACATCGAGGTCACGAGGCACGACGAACACACCGTAGAAGTCAGGTGTTGGGGAGACGTGATTGGTGGAGACCGGCTGCTGATTGTTCCCGCGTGTTCTAACGCCGTGTTAATCACAACGGACGTTGAATCAGGAAGGCGTGTCTCTGAAGAGGCGCGTGCGATGCACGAAACGTGGAAGGCCAACGATAAGTTCTGGCGGTCGAAGGAAAAGGCGACCTGAATGGACATCCGCGAACAGCGACGCATCGGACGAAATCCGAAACAGAAGGCACCGAAGCCAAAGGGGCCAGTTCCGCAAGACCCATCCCCGGAAGAGATCGAGCGAATGAAGCGGCTGATACGCGAAGAGAAGGGCGACGTGGACCCGATACCGGAGCGCGAGGTGGACTGGAACGTCGTGCGGCACATGCTGAATTTGGACGCGGGGGAGTACGAATGAGCGACGCAATCACATTCACGGTGCTCGGCCAGGCGGCGACGGCCGGCAGCAAGCGGCACGTCGGCAACGGGATCCTGGTGGACAGCAGCGGCGCGAAGGGGAAGTCGTGGCGAGCGGCGGTTCAGGATGCAGCGAAATCCGTGTTCACCGGAGACCTGTTGCGGTGTCCGTTGTACCTGAGCTTGGTGTTCTACACGCCGCGTCCTCTGGGACATTTCAAGTCGAAAGGCGGACTGAAGGACTCAGCGCCGGAGCATCCTGCGAAGCGTCCTGATGTCTTAAAGCTCGCCCGCGCCGTCGAGGACGGATTGACAGGCGTGGTGTGGCACGACGACGCGCAGATTGTTGAGGAGCAGTTGGTGAAGCGGTATGGAGAGCCTGCGCGGTGTGAGGTTTTGATTCTGGCGAAGTAGCGAACAAGTACAGCGAGACTAAACGCCAGTCGTCGATTTCGGCCGTAAAGTATTGCGGCGTGGCTGGATGCGGACAACCAATGGGAGATAACGGCAAAGCAATGGAGATGGTGATGAGTGTCAACGCCGGAGGAGAGATGGAACTGAACCCGCTCGACTTTATGAATCCGAGATCGATCGATGCCGCCCGAGACGTGTATCGGTGGATCGAAAAGAACGGCTGGCCGTGCCAGATGATGGATCTTGCCCGCCTGATCGACAACCAGACGGACCGCCTTCCTCATGCCGGAGACCAGTGGGTTCCACCGAGCCGCATCGACGATCAGTCGTACTGGTGGTGGTGGAACGGAGACCAAGATTCGGCACCGGTCCCGGTCTTCATCCTTAGAGATTCGGGTGGCAAGTATTTCGCGACGGAGGGGCAATTCGGATGGAACCGCTTTCAGTTCGTCGAGGAAATGGGCGGGCTGTGGCTCAAGGTGATTGAACCGCAGGTGCCGACCGAAGTTGGTTAAACGCCGTGACTGGCGGGCCGCACCTTGCGTCGGAATCGATTGCGGAACGGGCTGAAATTTATCGCGCGAAATAATGGGAGTGGTGCAGATGGCGACGACGCAGTTCAGCACAGCATGGTCGATGCCGTCCCGTTGGACGTTCGACCTGCCGCCGGTCCGGGGCTTCCTGGAGCGGTGGCTGAACGGCTGCGAGGTCATCGTCGATCCGTTCTGCGGCAAGAGCGCCATCGGAACTCTGCGGAATGACTTGGCGGACGGCGGACAGGATGCGGTCACCTGGTGCGAATCGCTCCTGGAAGAGTGGCGCGGCAAGGTTGATGCGGTGCTGTTCGACCCGCCGTACTCACCGAGGCAGATTGCGGACTGCTACCGGGGCGTTGGTCTCGTACCTGGTCAGTCGGACACACAGAGTGCGGCGCTGTACCGCCGGGTGCGGTTGCCGCTGTCAGAGCTGCTGAGGCCGGGTGGAGTGGCGTTGTCGTTCGGCTGGCAGTCGAGCGGATTCGGGAAGGAATGGCCGACCGGGGAAATCCTCCTGGTCCGTCACGGCGGAGCGCACAACGACACGATCTGTGTCGCGCAAAGAAAGCCGTCGTGTACCAGGTGAGCATCGCGCGACGCATTTCCGCAGATTTCAGGCACGCATCAAAGTAACGGCATTAGTGAGGTTCACATGAGACTCAGGGAGTTTTTCGAGCGGCTGCCGAAGGACGGGTGGTGGCTGTCCGACAAAGATGAAATCCGTCGCGGCGCTCATGGCGACATGGAGTGCCAGTGCCCAATATCGTCGATCGACGATTCTCCCTGGTACGACTTTGAGTCAGTCGCCGAGGAGCACGGGATCAACGAACGATTGACAAATTGGATCATTGCTGCGGCTGAAGATCTAAACATCGATGATCTGTCATGTAGGTGGCTCCGCCGTCTGCTTCTGGCGCACTGCGGACTGAGCGAACCCCAATAGTGAGGTTTCAATGAGCATTCTCGAAACGCTGAAGAAACTCGTCGACGATCAATTGGAGTCGGAGGGTATCACTCCGCACATTCTGGAGGCGGTCGATCTGTCAGTCGCCTACAGCCCTGTGATTCCGTACCCGACTGACGGAATGCATCCGGAGGTTGCGTTGCAGCACGCCGTCGAGGTGCGCCCGTGGGGGTTCTGCCGTGACGACGAGGTTCCCAAGAAGTTCGATGTTGACGGGAGAGTCGTTTCACCAGACGAGTTGAAGGTGATGCGGGCCAGATACCTGTTGCGGCGCGGGGAACACTACGCACCGCAGATGGAACGATTCCTTAAGGGCGAATAGATCGGAGGCGGACGTGAGCACGGCGGCGACTGAGGAACTGACCGAACTGCAGAAGCTGAAGATCGACGCCGTTCTGCGCGAAGAGACCATCGCAGATCTTCGGCGCGCTCTTGAGGCGTTCCACGAATACGACGGCGACGAGGATCTGTGGGGAGAGTTGATGAAGCGGTTGAAAGCCGAGCAGGCCGACGCAGCCCGCTGGCGGAAGGTGATGGACCTCGCGGCGTACGGCGGAACGTGGGGAAAGAACGGCGAGCACGTATGGCGGTTCCGTCCGATCATGGGGCCGCATCAGAACCTGCTGGACGCTGTGGACAACCTGGGGATCAACGGAGGGTAATGATGGCGGAAGACCGAGTGATTTCTGAATCAGCGATCAAGGCCGTGCTCAAACGGTTCTACGAGAACGCGCGGCACGCTCACGAATCGTCCGACACAGACGAGGATCGCGACTTTGCCTATCACGCGATGAACTGCACGCAGAGCATCGCGACGAGGCTTGGAATCGAGATCGACTGGTAGCACCGAATCACCATCAACAATAACCGGAGTAGTGAAAATGCCAGAGAGAAAGCATTACGTCGAATTCTTCAGCCCCGGATCGTTCGTTTCTGAGAGTAGGTGCAAGCCGATCGACAGTTGGGACGTAGCGGCGGCCGAGGCGATGGCAGACACCATCCTAGAGCGCTACAACGCCAAGCCCTACGGGTTTCGATTCAAGACGCGGATCGTCGCGGAGCCAGTCCCCGACGGCGCTGGCGGGACTCTGGAAGTGCTCCCAAAGACGGTCGATCAGAGCGGCATGCACTACTTGGGGGGGACGCTGCTGCGCTACGACGACCTGGAGGGCGATCCGAAGATGGAGATTGCCCGCAGCAACATGCGATGCAATCGGCACCCGATCATCATTCGCAACAACAACTCATGGATGTTCCACGGGGAATTCGAGGAGGGGGACTGCATCGTCGAAGGCGGCAAGGTCACGACGCGCGGCGACGATCCCGAGTTGGTTGAGTATCGGCGGCGGAAGAATGCGGAGTTTCAGGCAGAACTCGAAAGGGACATGGCGAAGTACGCAGCCGCCGAAAACGTCGTGTAAGCCGCGCTTAGCACGGTTCTAAATGGCAGTCGTTCTGAAACAGGAGATGAGACGTGTCCGCGAAGATGCACTTGAGGTTCGGCAGCGGAAATGTTGTGCGCTGGAGCGGCGGCCTTTGGATCGTTGAAGAAACGCAGGAGGAAGGCGAGCGGGACGGGAGGCGGCGTCCTCCAGGAGTTCGTCTCATCAGTTTCTCAAGCAGCCGAGTGACAGCCTTCCCGACTGACGAATGGCCTCCCGATCGGGTCATTCGTGACGAAGACGACGAGGACAAGATTCTGGAGACCATCAAGGGGAATCGGATCGACACGATCGAACTTCTGGCGGACAACGTCGAAGACTTCATCAAGAGGCGTCTGTTCGAACTGTTCGGGAACTTCAAATAGGTTTCGCGTCGCTGAGTCGGCGATCGAAACGCGGGTAAATCGAGAGGGGAGTTATTAGTCATGTTGAAGCGTGACGAGATTTCGGACCCGAATAGCTGCCTCAACCGGGCACGGGACGACGAGCAGACGTTCGTTCTCCTGGGGCGGGACGCGGCGGCACCTGCTGCGATTAGGGCGTGGGTCAACGAGCGGCTGAGGCTCGGAAAGAACATGCTCGAAGACGCGCAGATTCAGGAGGCACTTGAGGCGGCCGACAACTGGAAGTGAACGATTTCCGTTTAGAAACCCGGTTTTCAGGAGGTAGCGGCAGATGTGCGAATGCGGCTGCATTAGTGTCGATTGGCGATGGAAGATCATCGACCACGAGGGATCGGCGTGGCTGTTCGGTGTCTACGCATCGTGCAATTACTGCGTCGGACCTGCGGGAGTGCGGGTGTTCAAGGTTCCCGCAGATGAATTTCACCAGTGGCGTGTGGACGAAATCCCGCCGTTCGATTTGTGGCGGGACAACATCGGGTTCATCGACGTCGTTGATTACCAGATCGTTCGCCGGAAGGTGAAAGAGGCGATTCTCGGATTCGAGCCGGACGGAGATGCGATCGACGATATCGAAGCGGACGTTTTGGCAGAGGAGGCGATCCCCGATCTGCGGGACGCTGTGTTTGAAACGCTTCGGGAAGCAGACGCACGGTAAACCGCAGTCAGCGGCCCGACCCATAAAAGTGTCTTGAATAGTGAGGTTTCCGTGGACCAGATCGTCGAGCTGACCCGTCGTGAGATGGATGAACTGAATTGGAGGATCGGTTGCTACTTCCACGAGTGGTGCCGTGGGCAGACCGGCGTTCCCGATATCCGACTCGCGCAGAAGTTCTCCGAAGAGGCTGGCCTGATGACCAAGGACGTCGAGATACGCGGGCGCGTGTGGAAGCGATTCGAGCGGGGCTATCGCGTCGTGCAACGGAACCTGCACATGCTGCGGTGGGCACACTACGCGGCGGCGATCGACTGGACCGACGAAATGGCCAGGCAGATGCTCGCCTGGGCAAACGAAAAGGATGCGACTCCGGCAGAGATGCGAGCCTACCACCGGTCACTGGTGGGCACCGAAAGCGCAGAGTGACCGCTGATATTTCCAATCGTTCATTCGAGGTCCGGTACAACCATAGGGGGAGCGATGAGCGACGTCGAAGATCGATGCGTCCGCGCGGCGGCTGATTCGTTGGCCGATGAGGGCCGTCGCAAGGCTGCCAACCAGAGGGACGCCGCACGGTATCGCTGGCTCCGCGATCGCTACGTAGGGGTCCTGGTCCGAGAGGGAATTGAGCCGACGTGGAGCGGGTGGCTCGGACAGGAATCTCTGGACGAAGAGATTGATCGACGAATGGAACTTTCTAGCGCGACCGAAAGGGGGTGATGTCGAGTGTCGCGGTATTCGTGTTCGGCCTGCGGCGGTAGCCACGGGCGGCAACAATGCCCGGTGTACCCAATGCGATAGCAGGGGCGCGGCTGCTTTCAACGCGCGATTGGCGGACATTTCCTTTGGTAAACGCTGGGTAGGCAGAGGCGATGGACTGTTTCACACGAGACCTGATTCGAGGAAACATGGCAAACGAACGCGAGGAGAATGATCGTCGCGCGGCATTCATAGAGCGGGCGTCGATGGCGATCCGTGGCAGCGCCGACGACCTGCGGGAGAAGGGATTTGCTGTCGCCGTGCACAATGACTATCGGCACGACGGCCACAAATGGACGTTCTGGCTGATGACGATCAAAGTCGGCGATCGAGTCCACGCCTATCGGGGCGAGGCGAAAACGGACGCGGAGGCGCTCGACTTCATTCGGGCGGAGTACGCCAGGGACACGGACGCGCTCCACCACGCGCCTGCCTGCCCTGCGAATCACTACCACGGGAAACGAGCGCCGACGGGACGTTGCACCTGCGGGGCAGCGGCGATCGCGAAATCACGGTAACGCTGGGGCACACGACGACATCAGGAGTAGTGCGAAAATGGACGATGCGACGAGGCTATTCGAGTTGCGGCTTCTGATCCTCAAGCACTGCATCGCAGTCAAGGAAGTGGTTCGACTGTGGGGCGAGGGGAAGGTCGAGGCGGCTGTTGCGAGACTGGAGGGTGCGGCTACCGAAATGGAGGTCGCGAGCCGAAATCAGCAGATCGGCGTGGACAGCCGCTGCAAAGACTGCGGCGAGGTCTCGCCGGCGCTCGACTGGATCGACAATCAGTGTCGATGTCCGAAATGTCATTCCGAGGAAGGGTAACACAACGCCTAAGCCTCCGAACAAAAAGACAGAGATCAACGAGTTGGTGATGCTGCTGCGACGCGCTCGCGCGTGGGTGAGCCTCAGTCCGCATCACAGCTTTTGGAGGGACTACGAGCGGGTGATGGCGCGGTACTCGCATCCCGAGAACGCATCGGACGCACAATAACGTCCGAGCAGCAGGCGACATCAGCAATAGGGAGGTTTCAAGTGCAGATCGCGACGATGGATGAGGCCAGGGCACTTGTCGGCCGGACATTCCAGAAGGACGGGATTGTTCGTCGCATCACCGCTCTTGGCGAGTGGCTATACGAATACGAATGGGGCATCGGCGGCGTTCAGATGCGAGCGAACGGGACGGTCTCCGAGATGGAACGCTGGCTGTCCGGCGCGTCAGAGATCGTCGGCGCGTAACAAAACGAAACCGCGAAACTAAACGGGAGTAGTGCAGATGGACAAAGACGCCCTGGAGTTCACGGCACGAGTTCTGAATCTGGCACACGAGAGGTTCGGTGCGTTGCCGATTCCACATATTCAATACCCGTACACCGGAGACGCCATCTTCAACATGTCTCCGACCGGGGAGTTGTGGCCGGTCATGCACTTGATCCGGACGGCACACGAGCTGGTCGATTCAGGAAAGATCGTGTTGACATGACGCGCGCTGCGTTGTGCTTAGGCCGATGTAACCGGAGTAGTGAGATGAGCGACGAGAAACCGAATCGCTGCCTTTTCTGCGGCAAGGATTGCAGCTTCTACGCTCACTGCGATGGCTGCTGTTTGGGATGCGGAGACTCCTGGATGGCGAACGGGCCATTGTTGCTGCGTACGTACGTTGGCGCATTGAAACGCCTCATCGAAGAACGATCGCCGTCCGAGACCGTCAATCTGCTGATGATCGGTCAAATGGATCAGTTGGCGTCAGAGAACCGGGAGATGCGGGAGTCAATCAGTTTGTGCAGCGGCAGTTGCCGGACTCCTGAGCAGCAAAACGTCGTGTAACCAAGTCTTAGCGGAATCGAAGGGCGCGATAAATGGGACGGCAGATTGTGAGGCAACCGAACGGGCTCTATGCCGTGTGGTCGTCCAACGTGGACGATTTCATCATGGTAGACGCCACGGAGCGGGAGATCGGAGACGACTGGGTGCTGCAGATGGCGGAGGAACTTCGCAAGGACATTCGGGCGCGGATCGACCAACTGGAGAAGGGCGGGAAACCGTACTTTCAGTTCACCAGGTCGTTCGATGAATGCGTGGACACCATACGTCAACTGCACGGGGACGGCGCGGAAAGTCTGGCCCTGCTGGGAATCACGAAAACGCGGTAACCGGGATGTAGCCCACTTCAGGAGGCCGAATGAGCGAGCAACAGCAGGCGAGAGACGCAAAGACCAGCGAGCAAGTCGCAAGCTCGATGCGATGCCTGTCGGGGCAACTTCGCGGCAAGGGGAATCGGTTCGGTGCCGACGACTGCTACACGGCAGCCAGATTCATCGACCGGCAAGCCGACGAACTGCGCGAGGCGCGGCGGCTGCTGGAGCGGCTGCGTGGATACAGGAACAAGGGATATCGACCATATTCGGATGACGTTCTCAAGGAGTCAGAGTCCGACAACGCCGCGCTGCGTACTCAACTGTCCGAGTTGCAGCAGCAGGTCGAGAAGCTGCGGGCGGACGCGGTGTGTGTCGCTGACCACCTGAGGCAATGTCAGTTAGACGGGCACGGGTGGCTGAAGCCTCTTGAGACTGCGTTGCGAACCGCCGTGGACGCAGCGCGCTCGTCGGACTGACGGGGAGGACCTGGGGACGAGGGGGAACGAAACAGGAGAACTGAAATGTCAAAGCAGCGATTCACAGGAGAAACCAAGGCGTGCGAACCGGGCGCCACGGTGTACTTCTCGTGCATGGGGTGCCTCAAGGAATTCGAGTTGTCACTGGAGCCTCGGTGTCGTGAACTCGGAAGCGACGGCATCGACCCCGCCGAGATATCGCATTGCCCGGTGTGCGGAATGGAACTGCTGGCGTTCGACTGACTAACACACCTTGAACCCAGCGCCCCGAACACTTAGCATGGAGCGAGCGGCAAAGCATGGTCGCAGCATCAGAATCGAAGGATCAGGTGCTCTACAGCGCCACCTTCCCCCCTGAATCCAAAGTCGAGGTCAAGCATCTCGCGAGCGGCTGCGTTGCAGTAATCGTTCGCGGACGTAAGCCGAAGCCGAAAACATAACCCGGTCCCCGACCGGACTGATCGACAGCCCCCGGCTGGTACTGCTCAACGCGAGCGGTTCCAGCCGTTTTTGTTTGGACATGGCCGACAACGTCAACATCCCCGGCTGGACGTTCCGCGTGTTCAACGTGGTGCAGCCGATCGTCGTTGTTCTGGCGGGATGGGTGGTCGTCGAGATGCGCGGTCTGCGGGATCAGGTGACGGTTCTGAACGTGCAGATGCAGTCGGCGCTGGAGACAAAGGCCGAACTGAAGGCGATCGACACGCGGTTCAATCTTCTGAGCGAGCGGATTTCGCGGATCGAGGGCAGAGGCGCGGGTAACTAACCAAAGTCAACCAACAAACAGGGGGCAAGCATGCTGACGGCAGCGCAACAGTACGAAGCGAGGACATCCAGCAACATTCGAGACGAGCAGCCGCGACGGACGGGATCGATTCCGGCGACGGCAAGCCGGATCGCCTGCGAGGTGGACCAGCTCGATTCGACTGTGAAGGAACTGTACGAACGGCTGTCACCGGTCCTTTCGAATCATCCCGGAGCGGGAGCAGTGAAGGAGCGGGACGCGAAGTGCTCTCAGCCGTGTGAGTTGGCGACGCACCTGGACGGCGTGTCGGACCGCGTCGGTGCAATTTCCATGATGCTGAGGGAGATCATCGAACGGCTTGAGGTCTGAGTCAGAAACACTGAGTGCCGAAAGGCGCGACGGGCAAGACTAAGAGCGGGACGCCGACCAGCGCGAACTGATCGACGCCCCTACCACCACAACCCGAAAGGCGGGCTGCGATGGCTAACGGAACATCGGCACGCGCAGGCGTGCGACGTGAGTTTGGGGCCACCCTAGCGACTGTGCGGGTTGTGCGGCCGCGCCGGGTAGTCGGGTGAAGGTCCAGATTGGAGATCACGTCGTGACCTGGAAAGGCTTCACGCTCGCGATGATTACCGTCGCGCTCGGTCTCATCGCCATCAACCGGGAATCGGTGAGCGACCTGGAGAGCAAGATCGAAAGCCGTGTGTCGCGCGACGAGTTCGCGCAGTACGTCATGGCGCAGAACCGCTGGCAGGACCGGATGGAGACGGCGATCGAGTCCGTCAGAAGTGCGGCCGTGCAGCCGACGAACGATGTGACTCAGGCGCAGTACGTACTCGTGCAGTTGCCACCGTCTGCTGACGAACTGCAAGACCAGCGGGTGCGAGACATTCTCATGCTGAACCAGAGGGGAGAACCGTAATGCCAGCAGGACCGGGACCAGACGGGACGTGCGGGAGTCCTCCGCAGTCCTGTTTTACGCAGCAAAACATCGCGTGGCACAACGCCAACGTGATTAACGAAGAAGCGGAATTCACGGACCTTCAGAACCAGCTCACCACGCAGGGAGGCGTGGTGACGGCGGCGAAGGCAGCGCGCGATCACGCCGTGAACAACGCCTGCCCGATGTGAGGGAGTGACCATGAACGTAGGCGGCGTTCGGATCAGCAAGAAACTGGCGGCGTTGATCTCCGGGGTGGCGATGAGCGAATACCTGCGCCAGACCGGACAGACTCTCGAACAGATCCAGCCGATTATCGAGCTGGTGATGGTGTACCTCGGCGGGCAGTCAGTGGTGGACGCCGTGAAGGCGTGGAAGGACAAGCCATGAAGATTACGGGGATTTGGGTGCAGATCATCGGAGCCGTGGTGACGGCCGTTCTGGCGATGCTGAAGCTGCCGGAACCTCTGAACGACATCATCCGGAAGATCATCGACTCGTTGGTGAACAATCCGCAGGCGGCTGGCCTGGCGGCGGTGTCGGCCGGGTTCGTGGGCTACGGCCTGTACCAGTACCAACCGAAGACGGCGGTGGAGCGGGCTGCGGAGCGAGCGGCGTCGGCTAAGGCCGAACTGGAAACGGCAATGGCGATCGCCGGCGTGGAGTCCCCGGCGCTGGGGCAGTTGAGCGCCGACATGAACAAGGGCATGTCAGCGGCGTGTGCGGAAGCGCGGCGGGAGAAGGCGAAGGTCGATGCAAATTGACGCCAAGTCGCTGATCGTTGTGGCGCTGGTGCTGTTCCTGGCACTGGCCGGGGGGAAACCGCCGACTCCCGACCCGAAGCCGGATCCCAAGCCGGACCCGGTTGTCGTCGATGGTGCGCCGTTTCCGTCTGAAGGACTGACGGTGGTCATCATCGAAGAGACCGAGACCCGGATGCGTGGGGAACTGTCGCGCGGTCACTTCGCGGCGCTGACCTCGCAGGACGTGCGTGATTGGGCGAAGGCGAACAATGCTCACCTGCGGGTGTTCGACAAGGACACGCCGACGGCGGGGATGACGGCGACGGAAGCGGCAGCGTTCAAGCTGAAGTTCGATTCGCTGCCGTGGATTCACATCGCTCACGGAACAAAGGGATTCACCGGGCCGCTGCCGGATGGCGTCGAAGCGACGATCGCCCTGATGGGGAGGTTCAAGTGAGCTTTGTAATCGACCCGAACAATCCGCCTCCCGCGCCGGACGGTTTCTCAAAGGGACTGGAGCCGCGCCCGGTCGAGTTCGGGAAGCTGCCGTACGCGGCCGCGTGGACGGGAACCCCGCTGACGGCGACGGAACTCAAAGAGCAGATCGCTTTCCGGAAGGCGAACCGGATCGGACTGATCGCGCGGAGCAAGGCGAACGGCGTCGGGATCAAGAACCAGAACGGGACCAATTACTGCTGGGCGTTCGGAGCGATTCGGATGCTCGAACTGACCCGGTTGCAGATGGGCGAGGAGCACGTATCGCTGTCGCCGGCGAGCGTGGCCTGCCTCATCAAGAACTACAAGAACGTCGGCGGCTGGGGCGGGGAGTGCCTGGCCGGGATCAAGAAGTGGGGCGTCGCTCCGGAATCTCTCTGGCCCGAGCATGCGATTGACAAGCGGTACGACAACGAGCAGTCGCGCGAGGCCCGGAAGGCGTTCAACGTCACTGACTTCGCGGACATCCCCGACGACTTCTACTCGGTGATGACCCTGCTGGTCCGGGACATTCCCTGCTCGGTCGCCTTCGACTGGTGGGGGCACCTGGTGTGCGCCGTCGAGCCGGACGTGGTGAACAACCAGCTCGGATACTGGATCGACAATTCGTGGAACACGACCTGGGGGACGGCTGGCCGGGGATTCATCACCGGCAGCAAGGCGGATCCCAGCGAGGCGTATGCGGTACTCGTTCCGACTGCTGCTTGAGGACTCCCCATGAAGACCACGATCGCCGGAATCATCGCGTTGCTGCTGTTGACGGGTTTCGAGTCTCCACGTCCGTCTCTGGAAGGAGGTGACTCGCTATCTCTGCCGGCGGATTCCGGCAGTACGTCGCAGGATGCGATTTCCCCCGGCACCGGGGCTGTTGGCGCTCCAGTCGCGGCCCCGGTGCCACCTTCTGACGCGCAGGATTCCCGGCCAATCGTGCGCATGTACGCGCCCGAATCGTGCTCGGTCTGCGACGCGCTGCTGTCCGAGATTGAGAAGGTCGGGGAAGCGTCGCTGCCGTTCCGGGTGGTCAAGTGGCCTCTTGAGGACTGGATGGTCGACGGCCCGTGGTTCTACTGGCAGTCCGGGAATTCATCGAACGGCTGGATGCGATTGCGCGGCCTCCAGACTCTGAACGGGAAGAGACTGGACTACCTGTTGCGGGAATGGCTCGAGACACAGCCGGACGCCCGCGAGGTCGCTTCACAGGGGCAGGACGGAGTTCACGTCTGCTGCTGCAAGGGAACGGACACGGAAGCCTGCCTGTGCGTGGAAGAGATCCGCAAGGGGACCAAGCGCGGTCCCTGCACCTGCAATGCCCGGTTCGGAAGCCGGCACTACGTTGACGCGAACGGCAATCCGACGGGACCGGCCGGCGGGTATCGGGAACTGGCGATTCAGACACCGGTGGTTCGGATTCAGTCTCAGTCGTCCTATTGCCCGAACTGCCGGCGATGACGAATGGTCAACGGCGTCTGCCAGATGTACCGGGTGTGGGTGAGCGAATGAAACTAATCAGCGACCGCAACTTCCCGTTTGTGGTGTTTGCAGTGTCTGTGGTTCTCGGATTGGCTCTGGCTGCTGCTGTGATTGATGCGGAACGTCGAGGAAACGAAGCGTTGATTCGGATTGCGATTCAAGAGGCGAAGATGCGGCAGAAGTGACACATGGACCCGGTCATCAAACAAAGGACGCAATGGCTGATTCAAGATTTCTGGCAGTCGGGCCAGAAGTCGTACGAGGAGACTCGCCATCACGTCCTGCTGAAATACCGGGACCACTTCCCATGCGTGTCGGAGTATGCGTGGGAGTCAGCGCTGCGTGATGCGGTCGTTCAGTGTGTGAGAGAACTCGTCAGTGAGAAATGAAAATTGGCTCCGCGCTGTGTCATCAGCCGGAGCCGTGGTCAACCCTTCGCATGAAAGGATCGACGGATGACACGGTACATCAGTGTGACATTGGATGAAAGCGACGGTCCAACGAAGTTCAACCAGCTAACGAGAATTGGTCCTACGGTGCTCGTGGAATTCAGGTTTGCAGCGAATGGAGATCGTCATTCGAGGCATTCTTGGAACACATTGGTCCGCGCCCGTCGAAGGCTCATTCAATAGATCGCATCGATAACAGTCTCGGGTACGAACCAGGAAACGTGCGATGGGCCACAATTTCACAACAGCAGAGAAACAGGCGATCGAACAGGCTGCTGACAATCGATGGTGAAACAAAGTGCATGACCGACTGGAGTGCGAAGTTCGGACTGATGCCTTCGACGGTTCAAAAGCGTCTGACTTTGGGGTGGTCCGCTGACGAGGCAGTAAAGACTCCAGTCGGATGTCGGCGGGAGTTGGTTTCGGAGTCGTGAGCACGAGGGAGGCGATCGGGTGAGCAGAAAACCTTTGTGGGACTTCCGTGGCTTCTTCAAGAGCTGGAGGAGACCGGACCGTCCCGTGATGTATCGGTGGTGGCCTGTTCGCGTGGGCTGGTCTTCTGGTGGAAACCACGCTCATTTGTGCTGGCATGGCTGGCCGGAGCGGAGAGCCGAGATATGGCCCGACGCCACCTACAAGACATGCGGTTGGACTCTGCACGTCGGCGCATTCAAGGTCTACTTCGGACGACCATGAAAATCATCCTCGCCACCCTGCTGCTGGTCTCCACGGCAAGCGCCGACGGTCCTTTTCTGGGCGGAGGCGGCTGGCCGGCTGGAGATGAAGTCCAGTCGTCTGCTGGCCCGCTGTTCTCCATCTGGCACATCGACGGCCACGGCTACCAGTGGCAGCAGGCCCAGATTGACGCCGGTTATCCGGTCGAGCCGTCCATCCGCATGATTAACGCGGCACTGCGGGAAGGCGGGGCGATCGTTGACGGGGTTCCGAAGCAGATCGGCATCCTGAACGGCAATGCTCCGCTGTTGTCGCGGATGAACAACGGGCCGATCGTGCTGCGGATGAACAACATCACCGGCGAGATCGATGCCACGATCCCGCGCATGGTGCTGACGGAAGAGAACTGGCGGGAGTCGGTGTTGTGCGTGCGGCGGAAGATTGATGGCACTCTGGATCAGACGCCCGAGCCGAACCCCGTGGGGCCAGTGTGCAAGTGGCAGGAATGCGGCCGGTTGTGGGCGACAGGAGCGTGGATGCGTCGGCTGCAGGAGATTGTGCCGAGTCCCACCGAGATCATCCTTCGCGAGAACAACGAAGGCGAGCGGGTCAAGTTCAAGGAACTGTGCTCTGAGAAGTCCGAGAAGGTCAAGTTGCCGGATGGTACGCGGGTGACGGTCGTGACGCTGGCATGGTTGCCGCGTGCCAACCTGGAGAGCAAGTCGCTGCAACTGGCCGATTGGGTGGATGAGCGTCGGAACAGGAAACCGGAGGACTGTGAATCCGAGTTTCACGCGGCAGAGAATGCCCTGTACCACGCCCTGTATGCGGCATTCGATGCGGAACTGACGGACGGCTGGCGTGGGAAACTTCGAACAGTCGGCTACGGCAGCTTCGACGAGAATCACCAGAACACGACGGCCAGCATCGCTCTGTACCTCGGGTGGTACTCGGATTCTTTGCTCACCAGCCCACAACACGAGCAGGCACTGGCGAGCTATCAGGCAGACTGGCAGACATCAGCGTGGCGCGAGTTGAGCGTCGATATCGTTCCGCCTGCTGTCATCGCCGGACATCAGTCCCAACAGCACGCCATCGTCGATCCTGAGTCGTGTGCGGGATTCTTCACCGCGATGGCGTGGCGGATGCAGTCACCGGGCAAGGAAGTGCGATTGGTCTGGTGGGACAACGCGAACACGCTGCCGACTCAGATACTCGTGGCCCCCAAGCCGAACGTTGCGGAGTACCTGCTGTCCATCGGCCGGACCGACGTCGCGAACGCCACGGTGGAAGACTACGAACTGGCGTTGCTGCGGCAACTGAAACGCATCGCAGATCACCCGACGATCAACCGCTACTGGCGGGAAGGCACGACTCGCGTTCTCGCGTGCCCGCTGAACGACGCGACGGCGAACCGGGTGTACGCTACGGAGACTGAGATTCCCGGTGTCGCACAGACGCTGCTGTTCGTCTACACGCCGTGTGATCTGAGCGGCGAGATTGAGGTTGGAGCGTGGACTGTACGGGCCAAGCGTTGCGGGTACTGGCTAACCGGTTCAGTTCAGGAGATTGAATGACATGGCCGACAATCACTACGCATTCGACGCGGGCACGCCGCACGGGTTCAAGTTGCGCAGGGCGCTCGACAATCTGGAGCGTGGTCTTGAGGAGCTGATCGACGAACGCGACGCCATGAACCTGATGATCGACGGTGATGGTTCGCAGAACGCGCACTTCGCGGGTGCATCAGCGCACTTCGGATTCGAGAACACCGGTGCGGACTGCAAATCGGCGTTTGCGGAGATCAACAGCGCGCTCGGGAAGCTGACGACCAACGCATCCGTGGACAACGTGAACGCGGCCGTTCTGCAACTGTTCAACAAACTCCGCTAAATGGCGACTGACACACGAGTACCGACCGGCAACAGCGCCGTCGCCAACGACTTCACGGCGTCGGCGGGCAATCGCTGGGAGTGCGTCGACGATCCCGTCGGCTCTCCCAACGACGCCACGGACTTCGTGTTCAAGCAGAACAGCAACGGAACTCAGCGGTTCACGCACGCGGCTTTTTCAATTCCAGGCGGGAGCACGATCAACAGCGTCACGGTGAGGTTCCGCGCGCAGCGGACGGCAGCCGGGGCATGCACCTTGGCCCCGATGATCCGGGTGGGCAGTACGAACACCACCGGAACCAGTCAGGCCATGACGACGTCATGGGCTGATTACTTCCAGACGTGGGCGACCAACCCCAATACCGCCTCAGCATGGACGGTGGACCAGGTCAACGGCGTTGATGCGACGAATCCGCTGTCCGAGTTCGGGGTCAACTCCGGCGGACTGGCGTCCGGCGAAGAGGTGCAGTTAACGCAAATCTACATCGAGGTGGATTACACGGCTGCTGCTGCAGGCAACCCGTGGTACTACTACCGACAGCAGCAGTGAGAGCGAGAAAATGCCAGACATCTGGGTCGATGTTGATACCGCGTTGTCGGAAGTGCCCATCAACAAGGCACAACTGATCGACGACGGAGATTTCAAGAGTCGCGAGGAGTCGGTCACGTACAACCAGGCCGGTCTCGATCTCGTCTGGAACTTCATCACGACGTCTGGAGCGTTCACTCAGACGGCCGTCACTCCCACGGACACGGGAGGGAACTACGACTGGGTGAATCAGGGGAACGGCTTCTACACGATCGAAATCCCGGCAAGTGGCGGCGCGTCGATCAACAACGACACGGAGGGAGTCGGGTGGTTTGCGGGATTTGCAACGGGCATCTTGCCGTGGGTTGGCCCGACGATCGGTTTCCGGGCGTCTGGTCTCAATGACAAGCTGATTGATAGCGCGTACAGCACGACTCGCGGACTGGCGGGGACGGCTGTTCCAGATGCTGCGGCAGGCGCGGCTGGCGGTCTCCCGACGGATTCAGCCGGCAAGACAGCGTTCAACGACATTGCGGCGACAGCCATTGTGTCGTCCGGAGCGATCACCACCAGCGGCGGCGCGGTGTCTACGGTGACGACGGCCACGAACGTGACCACCGTGAATGGGCTGGCTGCGAACGTGATTACGGCGGCGAGTATTGCGAACGGTGCGATTGACGCGGCGACATTTGCGGCTGATGTTGACGCCGAAATCCTGTCCTACGTGGTCGATGACGCCACGCGGATCGACGCATCGGCGCTAAACACGGCAAGCGCCACGACTATCCCGGCGATTAGTGCGATCTTTACGGGCATCACCAGTCTCGCACAGTGGCTTGGGCTAATTGCCGGCAAGCAGACCGGCAACAGTACGGCGCGCACGGAACTGCGGGCGACTGGCGGCGGCAGTGGCACATACGACGAAACGACCGACTCTCTGGAAGCGAACCGCGACAACATCGGCACGGCTGGTGCTGGGCTGACAGCGGCGGATGACGCCGTGATTACAGCAATTGGAGCACTGAGCATTCCCACGGCCGCCGCGAACGCCGACGCCGTGTGGGACGAGGCCACGAGCGGGCACACAACATCCGGCACGTTCGGCGAACAACTCAAGACCGACGTCGATGCCATTCTTGCTGACACTGGGACTGATGGCGTTGTCGTCGCGTCGCACACGACGGCGGCAAAGGCGGAAATTAACGCCGAAGTGCTGGACGTGCTCAACACTGACACGTTTGCAGAGCCGGGACAGGGTTCGCCAGCGGCCACGGCAAGCCTCGTGGCGAAGCTGGGCTATCTCTACAAGGCATGGAGAAACCGCAGCACGCAGACCAGCAGCGAATACGCCCTGTACGCGGACGACGCAATCACTAAGGACCAGGAGGCGGCTGTGAGTGATAACGGCACCACCTATGATCGCGGCGAGGTCACAACGGGTGCCTGATGGCGATCGACACAAGGAACCGCCGATCAAGTGCGATCAACCCGCAGTGTCCGTGGCGTGGGCAGTGGCCTGCGCCCGACAGCACGATTGACCAGGCGGACAGACAGCACGGATTGTGGAGTTATGCGGGGATCGTGGCGGGAGCAGCCGCCGCCGTCGTCCCCGATCTGCACTTTACTGCACCTCACGAAATGGACTGGTTCACGGCTCCGGTTGACCCTGACCTGTTTAGCGCAGAGAGCAATTGATGGACGGCGGAATCACCTACAGAGACGTTCGGCAAGGGAAAAAGGGCACGCTCGTATGGGATGCGGGCGACAACAGCGCCGTCGATACGGCTGTCGGCGTGAAGCCGCGCCGTCAACTCGTTGCTGGTGAATCGTGCAGCTCGGCAACCGTGTCCTGCATCAGCAAGCCGACCGGCGCAACCGTGGGGACAATCTCCGGTGGCGATGACCTGGAACTCGGCACTCCAGCAGCAGTGGCCGCGAACACCGAGTGCAACGACCGCATCGTCGAGAGCGGCGAAGGAATCACGATTGCGTACACGTTTGCGGACGATGCGCCGCTGGGAACGTACGTTCTGAAGGGCGAGATTACCACGAGCACGAGTCGGCAGGTGCCGTACTGCGTGCACCTGTCACTGGTTTCATGCTGAGGAGTTGTCAAATGGAGCTTCGCAAGCTCGGAAAGCGTCGGTCGTTCAGGTCTCTCGTGGGACAAAGATTCGGGAGGTTGGAGGTTGTCGAATATCTCGGAAGCGACAGGCACCACAACACGCTGTGGTTGTGTCGGTGTGAGTGCGGTCAAGAAAAGCGGGTCCACGGTCCGTGTCTCAAGTCCGGCAACACAATCAGTTGTGGATGCGTTATGCGCGAGAAGGTGGCGAAACGATCGTCAACTCATGGATGCGCGCGAGTAGGGCGATTGACGCCAGAGTTCAGGACATGGGTGTCGATGCGTTTCCGGTGCCGCGACACAAGGCACGCGAACTATGGCGGACGAGGAATACGGGTGTGCGACAGATGGGACCAATCGTTTGAGGCATTTCTTCAGGACATGGGTCCGCGCCCATCGGATCAGCATTCTCTCGACAGAATCGACGTAAACGGAGACTACGAGCCGCACAACTGTCGCTGGGCAACAGTCAAGCAGCAGCTCAGGAATAAGCGGGGCAACCGACTTCTGACGTGTCGCGGCGAGACGAAAACTCTAGCCGAGTGGTGCGAGATCACAGGACAGAAGTGGCACACGATCACGGGACGCATCATGCGCGGATGGGGAGTAGAGGACGCAATCTTCCGGCCGGTTGACAAGAGGTATCGGTCGCGATTCAAGGGAGACAAGAGAGTGGAGTGCGTGTGATGGACAGCATGAACCGACGCTCGATGCTGAAGGCGGCTGCGGCTGGAATCGCTGCGGCGTGTGGGATGGACAAGACCGGCTCTCTCGTGGATGCCGTGAGAGTGGACGAGTCGCAGATTATCGAAGGAATGCAGCGTGCGAATGAAGCCATACGACGTATGACGGCGGCGATCAGGATGCACAACGAGGCGATTAATCGCGGAATGCTGTCGATCAACGAACTCCGAGTTCTGGAGCGACTGTCATGAACCGACGCAACGCAATCAAGGCGGCAATCACAGGTGTGGCTGCGGCGTGTGGGTTGAAGGCGAAGCCCAAGATCACCATGCGCGGATTCTGGGCACGGATTACCAGCGTTGGGTATTCGCCCATCAGCAACAAATGGGGAGAGAAGTGGGAGCGGAAGTGCTGGGAATGCGATGGCCTCACTCCGGACGTGGTGTGCCACCGTTGCGGGTTCGACTCGGGAGTGCAGCCAGATGGCAGCTTCCTGGTTCCCCCACGGTTCACGGCAGAACTGAACGCGATGTGCAATGCCAACCGCACCTAAGACCCTACGGCCACGCAGGACCAAGCGGCCAGAACGCAGGGCCAGCAGCAACCAACGCGGCTACACATGGCAGTGGCAGAAGACTCGCAAGGTACGCATCTACGCACTGATCCAACGAGACGGACCGTACTGCGGTATCTGCAAGGGATTGCTGCCAGCGAACAGCACAGACATTCACATCGACCACAAGGTGGCACCGAGCACCAAAGGGCCAGTAGGCAGCGAGGAGTATCAGCGGTGGTTCAACGACGAGGACAACCACCAGTGCGCGTGTGCAACGTGCAATTCAGCGAAACAGAACCGATGAAGGGAGCGAGATGAGTACGGACGTTGTGATTGTGGCGCAGCACCCGACGCTGCCGTATGGGTTCGATGCTGATGGAGTCGTGTATTACCGATGCGCGCAAACGTCGTGGAAGTGGGAAAGAAAGGCGACCCGAAAAGAGGGCTACCGAACGGTTATTCAGTACGAGGTTGACCAACAACGAAAGCGAATCGGAATTCAGAGATTGAGGCGCGAGTGTGGACTGAAGTCGTGGTTCGACTCTCCCGCGAACCGGTTCCTGTCGGGGGATGAATGGGACGAACACGAGGCGCTACGACAGGTGAAGGCGCAGTATTGCGAGTGCTGCGGTTCTCCAAAGCACAGGAACGCAAGGCGTCCCATCTGCGGATCATGCGCCTACGCATGGAAGCGACTGGCCAACGCCTCTCAGAGATGCGGCTACTGCGGAATGGCGTATGGAGGACACAAGCGTAAGTTTTGCAGTGGCGAGTGCAGGCAGAAGGCACACCACGAAAGGCTGAAGATGTCCACCGTAGAACGGAGCTGCAAAGTCTGCGAGACGGAGTTCCGTACCAACAAGTCGAAGCGGTCTCTGTGTTGCAGCGACGAGTGTACTGCCATCCACAAGGCGCGGATGCAGGCGAACTGGGTGATGGTGGAAGGAGAGTGCCTCCGCTGCAAGGAGCGGTTTCGCAGGCGTGTGATGCAGCAGCACATACAGAGTATGGGCAACTACTGCTCAACCCAGTGCCTGAAGCGTGACCAGCAGGTTGGCAACATGCGTGCATGCAGGAAGCGCATGCTAGATCAGGTGCGCCCACTGTTGAGCACCATCGGTGATCGTGATGGGTGGGTGTGCCAACTATGCGATGAGCCAGTAGATGCACAGCTCTGTGCGCCTGATCCGCAGTGCGCATCCATTGACCACATCATCCCACTCAGCAGAGGTGGGACGAATGATGAATGCAACCTGCAATTGGCACACTATGGGTGCAATAGTCGTAAGTGCAATCGCACACAAGACATACGGGGGGAGGTGTCCGACTTAGACGTAATGCCTCACGAC